TGGCGCTGAATGCGGTCCTTAACTTCGCGACGGAGTTTGTCCAGTGGATGGACAAGGTGTGGACAGCGGTGGAAGACAAGGCAATTGAGCGTGCCGCGCAATTGATCACATTCTTTGCGAGCTTGCCCGCAAAGATGGTGAGTGCGGTGGCGGCACTACCCAAGGAGCTAGGTGATTTCTTCCAGGGGGTGTGGAATCACCTCGAGCAGAAAGCAGAGGATGCAGTCTTCCACATCATTCAGTTCTTCCGCGATCTGCCACATCACTTGACCGGATTTGCGAGTGAGATCGGTCACGGCATCGTCAACTTCCTCAAGGACTTCCTGAACCACGCCATCGACGATATCAACTCAGGCATCGCGAAGATTGACGATGTGGTGCCTGGTGATCTCCCGCGCATTCCGCGTCTCGCACGCGGTGGCATCGCATTCGGCCCTGCGCTAATTGGTGAAAACTCCAACACGGCACCCGAGGCTGCGATTCCGTTAGGTGATGCGCGAGCACTCGCCATGCTACGAAACGCGCTGGGTGGAACGGGCACAACGATCAACTTCGCTAGTGGGGCCGTCATCGTCAACGTGAATGGTAGCGTGACACCGCAGCAAGCACAAGCGATCGGGCAGCAGGTTGGTCAGGGTATCGCAAACACACTGGCAAAGAATAACATTCGCATGGCTGTGAGGACGGCGTAGCATGGGCAATTACAACCCGCGAGTCCCGTACATCATGGGCGAAGAGTGGGTACCGATTCGTAATGAGCCCGTGCAGTTCTCCAATCAGTCGAGTGACTTCGAGTCCGGTTACACGATGCAGCTTTACGGATCGGAGTTCGTCAATAACGGCCGTGTGTACACGCAATCGCCAACGCCCGGCACCTCGCAAGAACCAGTGTTTGTCTCGGTTTATCAGCAAGGACGTGAGAGCGGCGGCGTGATCCAACGTCTGCTCATTCCTGTGAGTGCGGCGGCTGTCACGGGCGCAGCGCTGACGTTCAACGTTACGACGAGTGCCGCCATCGTCGACGCACTTATGCCTGGCAATCAAACGTTCCTCGGTTTCTCACAGATCACGCCGCCCGTCATTAGCCCTGTGCCTCGCGTTGAGTTGTACTTCCCATTCAACTCATATCCCATTTTGACGGGTAAGCGTATCGTCGCGCTTAACCTCGTCTTCATGGGCGTCGCAACTAACTTTGGGACCAATGGGCCCATCACGTCGGGACCAAACCCGGCGTTCGTCAAAGTGGTGACATCCACCAATCTCGCGAATAACGACGCGTTCGGAAGTCTTACGCAGTGGGGTATGCCTAACGGGCTTGTGGACACAAACACGCTCAAGGTAAGTAAGATGCCACTGGGTAACTTCTCAACGATCTGGCAGAATCCGCAGAGTGGCAACGCGATGCCATGGAACTACACGGATCTCCAGCGCTTCGAAGTTACAAGTCCCACACGTCTCGCAGTGTCCATCGAGTTCAATCAGTGCTCTACATTCCAGGACACGGTGGAGATTCTTTCACTTCAGCTTGAAGTGCTCTTCTGCGAGGAGACACGTCTCGCGGTCGGTGGTGCGATTCTCAACCCAGTGCAGAACATGGGCGCGAACGTCGTACCTCTTCGCGATCCTACGACACGCATCGCAACGCCACTCTTAACGCAGGGGCAGTACACAGTCACCGCGACCAACGGTGATATGGGTGCTCACGGTACTGGTGCGTTACTCCTCAAGGTTCCGCCGTGGAACGCGCTCCGTGAACTCTATTCGATTCCCAGTCACCTGGGTAAGCAGATCAATATCACAGAGGCAGAGGGCGAGCAGTTCACTGTCGCGACCACGCACATTCTGCCGCAGATCTCACTGCACGTCACGGGTGGCACACTGCAAGAACCACACGTGTACGGTAGTGTCATGGGCGTGCCTGTGTACAATGGCGTGTCGCCAAATCAACTCCTGAGCGATGCGCAGGTCGCGCTCGGCTCAGGCGCGGCCACGCAGCCGTTTCCGTGGGCACGCTTCTACGCTCGACGATTCGGCAACACGCAAGGATCACTCGTGCTTCAGGGTACGAATCCGCAGATCACAGGTAGCATCGTCTCCGTAACACCCGAGCAACTCGATGCACTGCCTGAGATCGTGGATGGCTGGCGTGAGATCACGCTACGCTTCCCAAGCATTCCCACACTTGGTGCGATCTCACCAGACCCGATATTTCAGTGGAGTGCGAGCGAGACCGCCGCCAACCGCTGGGAGATTCTGGGTGTCGATGCGCCAGCAATCAGCGGCGTGCCGGGCAGCTTCATTGGCCTGGTACGGCCCGCGGATCTACTTGATGGATCGACATACGCGCCGACGCCCCTCGTTGGCCTGGGTGCACCTGCTGTCTCAGGTATGGCGCTCACATGGACAGCGCCGCCCAGCGGAACGTTCGCGCTTGACACGTCGGCGGATGCTGTGTTCATGCTCGCGCAGGATCCGGCTGCGATCACGGGCATCACCATCTCCACGCTATCGCAGGCACTCACGGGATTCACAGACTGCAGTGGTGGACCGTGTTGCATCCCGTCTGCGCTTCAGTACAACAAGATCACGTGGACAGCGACGGGTTATGGCGATGCGTTCAACAATCGTACGGTTGCACCCGGTGGGTGGGGGAACCTGGACACGGGTCAAGCATGGACGATCACCGGCGACGCGGGCTGGTCAGCCAATGACTTCTCCGTTGCGAATGGCAACGGGCTCATCTCTGTTGGTGCTGCATCCGTCCAGCACGTAGCATCGACGGGCAGTGTGCGTGACGGTGAGTTCACGTATGACTTCATTGTACCAGCGTATGCGCTGGGCGCTACGTTCGAGGTTGACTTGCTCGCGCGTATGGTGGACAAGAACAATTACTACCAGTTCACCGCACTGTTCCAACCGAACGGGCGCGTCGACGCGTCAATCCTGAAGAACGTCGCGGGTAGCTTCACAAGCCTCGGAAGCAAGACGGGCGCAGCCGCATACACGCCGGGAGATCACATTCGAGTGCGTGCGCAATTCTTCTTCACTGGTGCGCAGTGTGTTCTACAAATGCGTGTTTGGAATACGAGTGGCACGGAACAAGATGCGTGGGACGTGCAAGCATTCGGTGACGCGGCCTACGCCAGTGCGGGTGCAGTCGCTGTGAAGGCCCAGTGCAACGCGGGAAACACGAACGTGTTTCCACTGGTGTTCCCGATCAATCAGTTCACGTTCACGCAACGGCCGGGCATGGTGTCGGAAGTTCAGCGCTACGATCCCGTTAACGCCGTGTGGCAGACGATCTCGCGACCGGCCGCATGGATCGGATTCTTCAACGACTATGAGGCGCGGGTGGGCGTCACATCTTCGTATCAGATCCGATCGGTTGACGATTTGGGATTCGTCAGTCCGTGGTCAATCACAGGCACAGGAACGATCACTGAGCCGGGCGCGACGATGCCAGCGTGTGGTGCGAATAAGCGTGGCATGCTCTTCTTCACGACGAACGAAGATCAGACGGGCGCGAGTAACCTCGCGTACGCAATGACGTTCGATTCGGACAACGTCGAGACGTTCAGCTTCCTCGAGGCGAACGATGCGACGATCACGTCGATGCTCGATCGCGACTATCGCATGATGTTCCACGGAACTGAGCGCGGTGGTGAGTCGTTCACGCGCCGTCTTCTGATCGCGAATGCCGCAGTGGCACTTCCTCGACTTGGAAACGTACGAACACTCCGTGATCTTGCGTGGCACGACTACTCGTATGTTTGCGTACGTGATGACATCGGTGATCGTTGGCTCGCAGCTGTGATCGTGACGGATGATGAGGTCCGACGCAATCGTCGACTCTACAACGCAAACATTACAGTCATCGAGGTCACGGCCACGCCCACGCAGTTGGCGGTTGTGTGATGGTGTACACAACGAATCCTTTCAACGATTGTCTCGACGTCGGACCTTCACGCGGACAACGTACAGAACGCTTCGTCTTTCAGCACATTAATGGTGTGACTGGGCAAGTGCTTGGTGTCGTCAATCCCGATAGGACGACGCCACCTGTCTTAACGCACGACACCACTGGCGCCATTAAGCGTCGGCTCACGATGAACCTCAACGAGTTTGACACACCAAAGATCAATCCGATTCAGGACCGCATCTTACCGTTCTGCATCATCTGTGGTGTGACGTATCCGCTGGGTCGCTACATGTTTACCACGCCAATGTTTACAGAAAGCACGGGCGGTGAACGTGGACAGTTCACGTTGCTCGATGAGGGCTTCATCATAGATCAGCAACTCGAGTCACCGTACGCATCGACTGCTGAGGTGGGCGTTGCCATACGTGGCTTACTCGCAACCGGCACATTCACGTTCGACATAAATGTGCCATCCACCGAGTACGCTGCGGTAGGCGCATTCACTGCTGGGCAGACGCGTGGCCAGGGATTAGACACCTACGCGACACAGGGCGACTACATGCCCTACTGGATGAATAACGCTGGTGAGTTCCAGATGGTGCGTACGGTTGATCCAGCGACTGCTGTGCCGGACTTCGATTACGATCTTGCGAACAACGTAAAGCGCGATACCATCACACGTACCACAGACATCCTCGACGCGCCCAACCGTTTCATCGTCATATCCAACTCAGGTGATGCAGCGAACACGCCCATCGTAGGGACGTACGACGTACCCAACACCGCACCATTCAGTGTTGTGCAGCGTGGGTTCGTCGTGCCAAGTGTCGTGGATCTGCAGTCGAACGCAACGACACAGGCCACGGCCATGGCGCGTAACTTGGGTCTTCGTAAGACGGTGTTTGATCGTGTGACGTTGGATACGATGCTCGATCCACGACATGACTCGTATAACGTCATACACTTCTTGGGTGAAAATTGGCTTGAGCTTGGGTGGACGATGAATCTCTTTCCGGGCGGCGCAATGCAACACGTCATGCGAAAGGGGTATCAGTCCACATCATGACATCGCCTGAGGATCTTAAGACACTTGTCGCAGCACTCAAGGAGAATGCCGATCGTCTTGGTCTCACGTGGAATCGGCGATATGGCACTGTGACGCAAGTCATCACATCCACCAGTGTACTGGTGCAGATGGATGGTTCTAACGCGATCGACAACATACCTTGTGTTTGTCTTGTGCCAGTGTTGGTAGGTACGCGTGTGGTCGTCGATTCGATTCCACCTGCGGGTAAGTTCGTTGTCGGATCCATTGGTGGTGGCTTCCGACAGATGAAGACAGGCCCTTGGAGTGCCACGACAGTCGCGTCGACTAACGCTACACAGGCCGTGAGTTTCGGTATGACATTTGATGCACCACCTTTTGTCTCGGTAAACATCACCTCCACAGCGGGTGGCACGCAGACATTTATGGCGCGCGCCATAAATATCACTACCACCGGCTTCACAGTGTGGATCTTCAACACGGCAGGCACAGCTGTTTCACAGGGTGTTCTGGGACAATATCTCGCGGTCCTTATGGAGTGATGTGACGTGGCGATACAATGTCGTAATGCTGATCATCGTACCGTCACGCGGACGACCGCACAAAATCGCTGAGCTCATCTCGTCCTTCGAGGACACGCGTATGTTCGCGGAACTTCGCGTCGTCATCGACGGCGATGATCCGACGCTCGCAGAGTACGAAGCGATAGAGCTCCCGGAGTGGGCCATGCGTCACGTACTCTCACCTGGCCTGACCGGTAGCATGGTCGCTGCACTCAACACAGCCGCACGGGTTGTGGTTGCCAGTCGCCCTGATCACAAGATCATTGGTTTCATGGGTGACGATCACCGTCCACGTACCCACCACTGGGACAAGCACTTCGCCGACGCGCTCGAATCGCTTCACGGTGGAATCGTCTACGGTAATGACCTCTTCCAGGGTTGGAACTTGCCAACGCATTGCGTGATGGACGCGCGAATCATACAAGCAGTCGGTTACATGGCCCCACCGGAACTCACACATCTCTACGTGGACAATTACTGGAAAGCGCTGGGTGAAGGCGTCGGCATCAAGTATCTGGGCGACGTCATCATCGAGCATGTGCACCCAGCGGCAGGTAAGACCGAGTGGGACGAAGGTTACGTTCGCGTGAACGCGGGCGAACTCTACGAAAAGGACGGGCGCGCGTGGGAAGCGTATCGCAGTGCTTATCTCACGCGTGACATCAAGTGCGTGATGGAGGCCATGGCATAATGGAATGGAAGCTATTTGACGGAGACGTGCCGCACGTCTCCACATTCGAGTTTCACGAGCATCGCGATCGTGCGCCTCACCTCGAGCAGTCCGTGCACTTAGGACGACTCACGCGAGCGTGTGACTTCATCATGATGAACACCGGCGGTGTATCACGCTGGGTCGACCTCGGTTGCGGTGATGGTGGCTTACTCATGCTAGGTAAGTCACGCGGCCTCTATGGCATCGGCTATGACTTTCAACCCAGTAACGCGATGGGTTGGAATGAGCGCGGAGTCTTTGCCACGTCGCTCAATTTCGTGGAACACTGGGACCTTGTCGTGGATGCTGACGTGTACTCGATCACAGAGTGTCTTGAGCACCTCGCAGATCCGCATCAGATGGTCCGACAAATTCACGAGCGTAACGCGTGCATCGTCGCGTCATCGCCGTGGACGGAACACGCAGGATCGCACGACGAGTGTCACGCATGGGCATGGGATCAACAGGGCTACGCTCAGCTTCTCACGGATGCTGGCTTCACTGTCGATCAGCATGTGACTGACGGTATGTTCCAGATCATTGTGGGTACGCCGTGAGAAAACTACGTCGCTTCTGGACCGAGGAACAAACGGCCGCGATCTACAAGGACACGTATGCCGGAGTCGGCATTCACGCTGAACATCGTGAGCGAGCACAGCACACGATCGAGGTTGCTCAGCGTCTCATCGATGTGCACGGATTGTCAAGTGTCGCAGACTTGTCGTGTGGCGATGGTACTATCGTGAAGGCACTACGCGATCTGTCGCGCGTGACTATGAGCGACGTATCAGAGGGTGTGGATCTCGATGTTGGACTGGATGAGCTTGATTCGGTCGATCTCTTCATCTTCACTGAGACGCTTGAACATCTCGAGGAACCGTGGCGCATTCTCAATCGCATCGCAGATAAGACGACGTGGCTCTTACTCTCATGTCCGTATGACGAATCACCCGGTATCGGAAACATCGAGCACTACTGGACGTTCGACGAGACGGACATTGGTGGTCTTCTCGCGGAGGCTGGTTTTGATTCCAGAACCGTGAGCTGGCACCTGCTTTCAAACCCCACGTGGACGTACACGTACCAGATCTGGACGGTAAAGAAGTGAAGCCTGAGATTGGCATCGTAACACCGTGTCATCCCAATCGCGCTGACAACGGCATGCTCACGCGCGCGATGAAGTCAGCGTGGCAGCAGACATATCGTCCAGCGGCAACGTGCGTGTACATGGATGTGAGTCACCGCGGCGCGCCGTATGCGAGACAGCGCGCGCTTGAGATGAACACGTGCGAGTGGACCGCATTTCTCGACAGCGACGACTCGTTCATGCCACATCACCTCGAGGTGTTGATGACCGCGGCACAAGAGACGAGCGCGGACTACGTGTACTCGTGGTACGAGCTCATGCAGTTCAATCAGAGCATGGGCACTCGGGATCCCGTCTTCCCCACCACGCACTACACTGAGCCGTGGGACGATGCCAACCCGCGGCAGACGACAATGACGATCCTCGTTCGCACGGGCCTGGCGAAGTCCATCGGGTTCTGGGACAAGGGCGACGACACGAAGTTCGCGGATGGCCATCGCGTTGGCGAGGACTGGATCTTCACGCTCGGCTGCATGGAGGCTGGCGCGAAGATTCACCACGTGGTGGAGCGCACGTGGTACTGGCATCATCACGGACTCAACACCTCCGGTCGCCCAGACAGAGGAGACGCCCAGTGAGGGTGTATGTCTATCCAGCGGACCTTGGCGGGTGCGGCTACTATCGTCTGATCTGGCCCGCAAAGGAGCTACAGCGACAGGGTCACGATGTCAGGCTACTGCATCCGGACGCCAAGCACAAGATCAGCGGTGGCCTCGACGACTCCGGCAAACTCGTCAGCGTCAGTGTCCCAAAGGATGCCGACGTGGTGGTCTTCCAGCGTGTGTCATCGCGGCGGATGATCGAGGCCATCAAGATTCTGCGCGCGCATGGCATCGCCGTCGTCGTCGACATTGACGACGATATGAGTGCGATTGATCAGCGCAACCCGGCGTGGGCAGCACTTCACCCTAAGGGTACCGCTGCGAACGAGGAGTACGACTGGAATGCGGCGCGTGCGGTGTGTGACGGCGCGACGTTGGTCACCGTCTCGACCGATGCGCTGTTCAAGCGATATGTCGTTCACGGTCGCGGGATGGTGCTACGAAACGCGGTGCCTGAGCTGTTCCTGACGTTTGACCACGAGGACAAGCAGATCATCGGCTGGGCGGGTGCGCTCTTCTCGCACCCTGATGATCCTCAAGTTTGTGGCCCAGCCATGGGTCGCCTTCAGCGTGAGGGCTATCTCTTTAAGGTCGTCGGACCAATTCACGGAACGAAGAGTGCTTTTCAGCTTGACCACGATCCGCTGTCGACGGGTCCGCTTCAAGTTGAGCGTTGGCCCGCGGAGGTCAATAAGCTAGGCATCGGTATCGCACCACTCAACGACACACGATTCAACGCCGCGAAGTCGTGGCTCAAGCCACTTGAGTATGCGGCACTTGGTGTCCCGTGCGTTAGCTCACCGCGCGACGAGTACCGTCGTCTCCATGCGCTGGGCGTTGGGCTACTCGCGACCACGCCGAAGGATTGGTACCGACACGTGAAGATGCTCGCAGAGAACGCATCGGCGCGAGCTGAACTGTCGGAGCGTGGGCGTGTGGCGGTCAATGAGTTAACCATTGAGAAGAACGCCTGGCGCTGGGCGGAGGCGTGGACCCGAGCGTTCGAGATTGAACGTGGTCCCCTCGGCCTGAAACCGTCCGATCGAACCATATCGGCCTAGGTCTACAAATGCCACCGGGACGACCTGGCGGTCGTCCCGGGGATGTCCATTGCGGTCATTCTCTCGGCTGACAGGTTTCGCCAGCGATATACATGCTCTCACCGCAGTTTCGGCAGTAGATGCCAGCCGCCGTCTCGAACGGCTCGTGATCACGCTGCTCACGGTCGTGGTCCATAGTGCTCTCCGTCCATCCTACACAGGCCATGACAAGCCACACGAAATACACACCTCCATGTGCTCCATCTCTTCGATGCGATCAGACCGACAGTCTGGGCAACGGACTCGTGTGCGACTTACGTCGAGGCTTCGTCGTTGTGTCTCTGTGAGACCGCCCCATACGCCGAACTCTTCGTGATCGATCGCCCACTGAAGGCACTCGACTCGGATAGGGCATGAACCACACGTGACGAGCACCTTCTCCTCCACCAGTGAGTCGAACTCAGGGAAGAAGATGTCACGGTTCATGCCCCGGCACGCGGCGGATGATTGCCAGTCGAGCACCACGGGTGTCACCGGTTGATCAGTGCGTCGATGATCGCGCCGATGCCGTACATTGTGGCGTTGGCCACCGCGCGAGATCGCATGACTTCCCACTCCTTGAGTAGCTGATCGGTCGCGATAGAACCCTGTGCAGCGAACTGCCAGGTGTCGTTCGAAGTGCGTGGTGTGTGCCCCGTGAACGCGTCTTTGGCGAGAAGCCGGATAGACGTTTCGCGTTCTCGTTTCTTCTGTGCCCACTGCTCAGCTTCAGTCACGTACGTGATGTAGCTGTCACGCGCGCTCATGACTGGACCGCTCGACGCGAACTGCCAGCGGCGGTCTGACCGATGTCGGCGCGAAGACCCGCAGATCGACCAGTGTCGTGCGCGTCCTCACCGTAGCGACGTGCACGACCAGCCACGCCGATTCGCATTGAGCTTGCGATGTGTTGGTCGACTTGTTTCGTCCGATCGACGAGCACAAGATCCGTACCTGGCGCGGCATCAGCCACGACGACGCGCTTGACTGCAATGAGCTTCTCACGCAGGCCCTGCGCGAACCCCTGGATGAATGAGCGCTTCCAGTTGTACTTGTCCGTGCCAGACCAGAACGCGGCGTGCTCGTCGACAGCTGATGCGTACTTGGATGCCATCGTCAGTGAGCACTGCGCGCCAAGCGATGTGAACATCTGCTCGACACGCGTGACATCGGACTCGAAGCCCACGAGGGACAGGTTGACTCGTCCGTCGAGCTTCTTCCGTAGGAAGCCGCGGCAGTTGAACTGCTCGGCGATAACGCAGCCGATAACGGTCATCTCGTACGAGTACGACTTCGGCGACGTCGACACGACCTCGTGCTCGACGATGCGCTCAACCACGACGTGGCCGACAACGGCAAGCTGCGCGTCCTCGATGCCCCACTGGAGCATGAGTGCTGTGGCCTTAGCGTTGAAGGCGTCGCGCTCTTGCTCTGTGACACCCTTGCTTTCGGCCTTGTTGAGGAGCTTCTTGATCAGGAGTGCGCGTGCTTCAAGATCCGGAGTGGTCACTTGAGTTCCTCTCGTTCAGTTCGTTCGTGTTACGATCCTACCAGGACTGGACTTGAATGTAAACAGGCCGCCCTCCAGCCAGTGGAGGACGGCCTTGTGATGTGATCAGTGACGGCTTAGGATCCGGCTCGTCAGCTTGTTGATCGCGGTGTGGGTCTGTCCTTGCAGTGCCGCGACGAACCGGGACTCAGGTGAGCCACCCGTACGGTCGTGGTCGAAGTACTCGGACACAGCGTTGACGAGGCCCCAGCCGGTTCCTTCGAAGCCGACAGTCTCGGGACGCGTGTGCCAGTTGCTGACGATCTTGATGATGACATCGTCGCGGGTCGGACGGTCGGGCAGTACGGAACGAAGAGTTGAGGTCGCTGTCTCGTCACTGATGTTGACGCTTGCCAGACGCTGAGCGTTGTCCACGTATGCACTTGCGTACTCCGTGATCCGCGCGATCGACTCCTTGGCGGCGAGCATCTTGCCCTTCACGTCACCAGCATGCACGACAGTCCAGCGGTGCTCCACGCCCTTCGTGAACGAACGAAGCGTCATCTGATTCATGCATCGCCCACGGATGGGCATGACCATGATCTCGACGGCGCGGCTGCAGTCATGACTCGTGCGAAGTACACCATAGAGCGTGTGCGGGTCTTCCTCGAACGGCGTGATGTTGATGTTGGGCTGGATGACCATGAAGCCCTGACGACCCTTTCGCAGGCTGCCCGCCGCGACGAACTGCGGCGACACGGAGTCCATGAAGTCGAACGCCTCGGCGTACTGGACGATTGGGTAGTCCTTGCTGACGATGGACATCCACTCGTCAGTGTCGTCGCGTACGAGTGCCTTGCGATCCTTCACGGTGGTGTATCGTGGGGGAGCGCCGTCCTTCTTGGTCATGAACGCGACGGGGCGTGCGGAGACGGTGAAGTCGATCCCGCCCAACTTGGCGGCTTCGGCGGCGGTAACGGGCGTATCGATCTGCGTGCCCAACTTCGTCCAGGGCAGCGTGCGGGTGCTGAACATCTGGTCGGTCATCTTCGTTCTCCTTCGATCAGAGCTGACGTGCGGGGATGTTATCGTCGACAGCGGGTGCGTTCGTGAGCGTGATCCAGACATCGCCACCACGTGCGAACGTGTATGCGCGAGCCGACTGGGCCATGTGACCCTCGACGATGAAGCCAGGCGAGCACGCGCACGTACACCCAGCGTTTTGGCTCCATCGAAGCCGAAGGCCATCGATGCCCAGCTGGTGGAGCACCTCGAGCACGCGTGGTTTCCACAACAGGTACGGCCGGCGAAGGCGGTTCTCGAGGTCCTCGACCACGTTGAAGTCCTCGGTGGCTGACACGTATATCCGCGTCTTGCGGTTAGTTGCCTTCCAGTCCGGGTTTACGCGCCAGGTCACCTTCGTGCCGTCGTCGAGGACGACCTCGGAGTGTTGAGCTGTGACGTCGAGCATGATCGGTTCCCTTCGTTCGTTTCGTTCAGTTGCGTTCGAGGTCCACTGTAGCACAGTGGTGTGACGGTGTCAACAGCGACTTACATGATCCCGCCGTGGTCGCTGGCGAACTCCGTCTTCTCGAAGGCGTCCGTGACCTCCCAGTCCTCGGGCACGCCACCGGCCCACATGATCACTTCGTTCTCGGCCTCCTCTTGCGTCTCAGCTCGCACAGTGTTGCTATACGTCGTTGGGATGACCTTACGAAGCTCCACGTACCAGGTCTTCATGACACACCTCCTTCGATCTCACTGTACCAGGCCACAGCAAAGGCCGCCACACCGGAGTGCGACGGCCTTTGTTGATCAGTAGCCCATGTCCTCCAGTGACGACCAGCCTTTGTCCCACTGGCTGTTATTGGATGACTTGGCTTGCTTGGTGCTTCGTGCGCGAAGCTTGGCCTGACCAAGATCGTAGTGTTTCTGGCGACACGCCTCGATGGTGCGTCCCAGTAGTTCCGCAATCTCCTCAACGGCTGTGTCCTCGCCCCAGCCTTCCTCCAGCAACTCGATCTCGTAGGCTTCCCAGATTTCGTTGTGGTGTTCAGCGCGAGCGCGACTGGCATCGTTGGCGGCCTGACGCTGTGCGTACGGTTCTGTCATTTCGTTCCCTTCGATGGACTCATCGGTGACGGCTTTACCGCCAGACGCCCTGTGGAAGCGGCGTTTCGTCCTTTACTTGTGCCAATCCCGTCGCATCTGTCGGACAACCTTGATGGCGTGAGCGGCACCGATGATCGCGAGGATCGTGGCGAGGATCGTCAGACCCAAGAGGTTGTCGTTGAGTGTGGCATGCGGGTTGGGCAGTGCGGCGAAGAACATGAGCTTTCCCTTCGTTCCACCGGATCGATCCGGATTCGGAACCACCCAGCTTCCGCTGGGTGGCACCGGACTCGGATGAGTCGTAGGTGATCAGGATGAAGTCTTAATGACGTGCTTGACCCAGCCGGGCTTGGTGCCGACCTGCAGTGCGATTTCGTCCGGGCTGATCGGCGGAACCACACTGGCCAGTTCAAGGATCTTCGCCTTCGCGGATCCGGGCTTGCTCGCAATCGCCGTGGTCTGCACCTTCTGGACGACCGCGGTGGCGTGCACCGGGGCTTGGACTTCAACTGGCTTGGGTGTCTGGGCGGCTTTCGCCTCCTGGACGGTAGCTGCGTAGCGTCGCATTCGAGATGCGATCAGTTCAGCGCACATGTACGCGACTACGGGCCAAGCGTGACCGACACCAGATCCTAGGCTCACCCGGAGACCGGCGATCATGTTGGCCGTGATGCTCGCGCAGAGCGCGAATACCAGGATCGTACCAACAATTCCTCTGTCCGGGAAACCCGGAACTTGGAGGGCGATCGCGGCACAGATGGCGAGGAGGTCGACGGTCGAGGCAATCCCTGCCGCAAAGGCGGTGGTGATGTGCCAGCTCTGAAGGAGCTCGACCTGGGTCCCGAAGCTAGTCACCGCTCCGATTACCGCAATCAGATAGGCGATGCGCTTCACTGCCTTAGCAGCCTTGAGGATGTACGCTACCGGAATCAAGGTAAGGTTCATCTTCAGTTCCCTTCGTTCGTTTCGTTCATGGAGTTGTCAAGTTACCTGATCACCTAGTTCTATTATATCCCACAGTGGTGTCTTTGTGCAACAAACTAGGGCGTGTCAACAGGTAAAATGAGAGAAAAAACTGTCAAGTTGCTGACAGTATGAGCTGAACGAGTCCGAAGAGAGCGGCCAGTGCCGCGATGATCACTCCGATTCCCGTCCACATCCCGCGAGGCGTGACGTAGATCCGGGCCTCTTGCGCGCGAAGGCGAGCCTCGTGATCCGTCATGTCGTGACGAAGATCCGCCACCTGCTGGGCGAAAGACTGCTGCGCCATCGTCTGTGAAATGAGGGCAGAATCGATCTTGGCGGCGAGTGTGACCTGTGCCCGCGACATTTCCTGCACCATGTCATACAGATCACGGAGGCCAATCGTGATCGACTGGCCTCCGCGTTCGCTGGGTACAGGTCTGGTCACTCGACGACGGGAGAAGTCGTCTCGGTGACCGCGGACCACTGGGATCCGTTCTTGACGACATCGGCCGGCTCGTTCCGGCTCAGGCGGTAGAGCGACAGGTAGATCTCGTTGCCGGGCAGATCGAGCTCCGACGCGAGTTCCTTGCGCGACTTCGGCCCATTGGCGCGCAGGTGCCCCAGCACCTTGTTGTCCCGTTCGATGGTCGATCCGGGACGGGGCCGACCGCGACCAGGCTTCGTCTCAGTGGCCTCGGCGGTTCCCTCGGACATGTGTCCTCCTCTTAAAGTTGTGTACGATCTGACTATATCAGGAGCTCACTGCTTAGGGTAGCAGTTGGTGAAGTCAATTTCAAACTCACGATCACCGACGAGTTGACCTGCGTATCCGCCAGGCTGTCCATCAAGTGCTGCGTGAATCCACTGCCCGATCCACCGACCGCAATCTACCGTGATGCCCTTACCCCACGTCATGTTGAGTCCGGAAACTCCCCTAAGTGGCAAGATGATCCAGTCGTCGGGGAACCCAAGGATGCGAGCAGCCTCGCGGTGTGTGATGGTTCGATCCAGTCTTGGATGGACAACGTTGTGGAGTCCTCCGCCGGTGATAACACGACCGTAACGATCGCCGTCCCACCGGACCGGAGTCGTAAAGCCCATGAAAAAATCGTTCTTAACGACCTTTTCCTCGGTCGCCCGCCAGCTGTCCGGGAGCTTCCCGTGCTTCGTCCAGTACGCACGTGCCACCTCTCCAATTGCCATGCCTGGCTTCCACTCGACCCCGAGCATCAGGTCGCGCATCCGCTTGGTTAGTGGATTGTCCAACCCCACGTGCCCATCTACGGAGCCGCTGGGCGACCGCCTTGGCGCTGACCACCAGCTGGCCGGACTCCGGTACGGCTGGGCCTGCCAGGTTTGTGCGAGCGGCTCGAGATCGGCGATCGTCTCGCCAAATGTCGGGTAGGCTGAAAGAACAGGCTGCTCCACGCCAAACGGAACTCGCGATACAAGCCAAAAATACCGACGACGAACAGCAGCGCCACCCAGCGCGATCGCGTTGTGCCGGACGTGATGGAGTGTGTAAGAAAGACCCGTCGTAGCCTCAAGACGGGCACGAAGCGCAACCATGAGTGCGTGACCGTCGACCGAAGTGTATGCGTTCTGGACAGACTCAAAGACAGCGACATCCGGTCTCACCTTCGCAGCGTAATCGACGAATGCCCACATGCAGTGATTGATCTTTGAGTCAGCTCCGCGAAAGTCTCTCGCTGACATAACGCTGAAGCCTGAGCACGGCGGGTTTCCAAAAACGACATTCGCGTCGACCGGAGACCAGCTTTCATGGTCGACGGCTTCCGTGTGCCACTGATGTCCCAGTAAGTGACGATTCGCCTCGCAGTTCGCGGCACCGAATCCGCCCTTCATCTCACGCTTACCTACGAGCTGAAAGCCGGCCTGCACCATACCCAGCGTGAAACCACCGGCGAAACCTTGACAGTCCACGGCACGATACATAGACTGGATTCTATACTGGCAGACTGTATAGGAAGTATCCGCATGCGCAGTGAATGTCGACACGCTTACTCGAGTGCGCATAAATCTCGCGAAGCTCAGCCGCCGCGAGACGACGCCTACACGCTGGGCAATGCTCAGGCGCGTTCACGCTTACTGGGCGAAAGCCGTCATAGCCGTGTCGTGCGCGATCCATGTTGATTTCGAACTTTTCCGCGTACAGTTCGTCGAGGATGTCAGGATCCATGCCCGCGTGAAGCATTAGGTTCATGACGAAGCACCAAACGTCAATGAGTTCCTTCCGCATGGACTCACTGTTGAAGTGACGTGAACGTGCCCATGGCTTCCAGCCACATTCGTCGAGAACCTCAGTCAGCTCCTTGATCGCGGCTAGCACGTTGATGCGCACGTTCTCAATGCGCGTCTCATCGTCCTGCTCTTCGATCTCGTAACCATTGTGCTTCAGCTGTAGACTGCGCTGAGCGGCGAACATCGCTGCGAGCCGGTCCGGGTCTAGCTCATCTGAGTGCACGACGAATTCCTTCCTCAATTGAGATCTTCGGAATATAGTGGTCAAACATTCGGATGGGATCTCCCACACGATAGAACACACCCAAGGGTGCGTCATGATCGACGCGAACCTGCGGCACGTAGCCGATGTGTTCACACATCAGTGTAGCAAGCTGATACATGGATGTGCCTGTGCCGGTGCACAGGTTCACGGGTAGCGCGAAGTCGTCATCAATGAGCATCATGATCGCGCGGCAGATGTCATCAATGTGAATCCAGTCGCGAACTTGCTCTGCGCTCCCCCAGATGATGAAGGGATCCGCCTTCGTCTTTGCCCGCTGGGCGAAGGCGCGGAATGGAAAGTCTGTCGACTGATCCTCACCGTATCCACTGAACGGTCGAACGATGTGCACGTTCAGTCCATCCGCATGAGCGGCTTCCGCCATTCGTTCCCCGAGTAGCTTGGTCCAGCCATACACGGAATCGGGTTCCTCAGGTGAGGTGGGGTTGATGTATGCCTCACGCAGACGTTCGGAGCGATGAGGACCTTGAAACATCTTCGGATACGCGGCTGAACTGGAGAGATAAACGAAGCGTCTCTGCTTCGTGCGTATTGCCCACTCAAACATTGTCGCATCGAGGCCGACGTTGTATGGGAAGTTCACGCGTTCAGTGTCGATGGCCTTACGATGTGGTGCAGCAGCTGCCGCATGCACAACGAGATCGAAGCGCGTGATGCACGTGGGGATGTATTTACGCACGTCGTTGTGAGTCACGAGGTCGATCTTCGTGACCCAATACCCAGCCGTTTCGAGTGTCTTCACCATGTGACGACCGACAAAGCCAGATGATCCGGTGACGAGTGCCTTCACTTTCCGAGCTCCTTCCACATGGCAACCCACTCCTTGACGAACTTGAGCGTCGGCTGTGGTAGCACGTCGCGAGCTGCGAACAGTACTTCATCGTATGCGTGCCACAGTGGCATATCGTTGGTGATGTACGCATTGTCGAGTGCAGAGGTGAACGTGAAAGTGTGACGCATTCCCCACACCTCAGCGCGAAGATCCTTGACGAGGTCGTGCTCGTTGCGCTCTTGACGCATGACAGGACTACCGACGTAGTTTGTCACACCATATGCTCGAGCGATGCGTGAGAAGATCAGCGACGCGAAGATGTCGTCGAATCGACCGATGTGCGGAAGGCATGCCATCACGCCAGCCCAGTCACCACGCCAGAGCGTGGCCTGCGAGTTGAATGGCGCGTACGTGCCCGGTAGCACGACTCCATCAGAGATGACCGCCATGACGTTTGGTGCGTAGCACATTCGTTCCACAGCATCGCAGTCAGGATCGCCAACGACTTGTGCTTGTGAGACGACGATCTCGATCGGCATGCCGTAATCACGCTGCACAACGATGGGTCGTGTGTTGATGCCGTATGGCACCCCACGCTGATGGAATGCTGGCACGCAGAGCTCGCCCGTGTTGAGGAATCCGGTGGTTGATCCGAGGTACCATCCAGCCTGGGCTGCAACTCCGAGGTTAGCGAGGTGTCCTTCAAGAAATGCATTCGCAGTTGGCTGTGGCAGATTGTCGTCGTCGACCGTGAGCACGAAGTCGTATCCATTTTGCATCGCATACATGATGGCGATGTTGCGTCGCTGGATATTCTTCCAGCCGATCGTGTTGGACAGCGCCTCGTAGACGACGCTCTGCCGCGCGACCGAAAGGTAAAGCCCACCGACTTGCTCGAGGTGATGACGCAGCGCCTCGGGCGCGTTCAGATCCCCGGCGACGATGAGATCTCCACACTTGGCCCACTCCGTGTAGACGTCGGGTGACGAGTTGATGCTAGTGGAGACGATCGCGACCTTCACGGATAGAGCCTCTCTTCGATTGCCTGCATATACCTGAGCTCTTGTAGTGCGTTAGCAAAGTGCGCGTTCTGCAGGTAGATGAGAGTATGCCAGTCGCTGCGTCCACTCCATGAGTTGAGGTGATCGACGCGCTTCTTGAGTTCTGCTGCTGATTTTACTCGAAGCCACTCGCGAAGTGAAAATGGCGCATCGTGTAAGATGTTATCCTGTGTGTCATACGCTGGGTGGAAGAAGCACACAGTGCCGGCGGCGAATGCTTCCCACGGTTTTGCTGTTGCCCAGCCGCTTCCGCTTGACGGTGTGGTAAGCGTTGTCCTGACACTGTGTAAGCTTGGGTAGTACTGATCCCACGGCGCTGGACGGATGTAGTCGAAACCTGAAGTTTTCGACCACGTCCCATGGATGAAGTGCGGGTCGAGCGGCAGGATCCAATCGCGCATGATCGTCTTGCGCTGGAGTTCAGGCCGCACGCCGATCGAACGTGCTTCATTGATGAAGAGGCCGAAGTGTCCGGGTCGTTCCCAGGTTCCGTTGAATGAGATAAGATCACCGAATGGCGTTCCGGGTCTAAGGCCGTTCACCTCGAGTCGCGCGTACGTGTCCTTGACGCTCGAACGCCAGGTCTGTGCCTCGATCTGCGTTGCGTGAATCTGCCAGTTGTCGGCTGGCGCACGCGTGTCACCGTAGCGGTGGTGCTTGAGTATCTTCTCATCCTTGTACTGCGCGAGGATGGGATGGCGAAGCGGCCACTTCATGTCACGCATCTTGTGGCGGTTGCGCGCGTCCGCATTGAGACAGATCTCCTCGCGGTTCCACGGGTCGGCATCACGCCAATGGTTGATGCCGCGAAGCATCCAGCCGGAGTACCATGCGCACCAGTCTTGCGGTTTCGTCAGCTGGGTGGGGTCTTCGACCTTGGGAATCGGCGTGTTGCTCGTGCCGTGCTGACCGACCCACATGATGAAGCCGTCGAGGTTCGTGAAGAGTGTGAACGTGATTTCGTCGAAGATCTTGGCGAGTTCGAGTTGACGCTCACTCGTGAGCACCACGCCCTTGAGTCCGGCCGCCTCAACGCGTTCCCTAAGATCAGTCGCCCAGCCACCACCCTTCACCCACATGTTCACCACGTTATTTGGAAGGCCGACGTCTTCCGGGCGTTCACCCGTGTTGCGCCCCACCAGGCAGAACGTGTCGTCTGGGTGACGAAGTGCAAGCTCTTTCACCACCGCGACACATTCGACGTCACCGCCGAGGTTCCCACACTTCTCGAGTGTGAGTGGCATGGAGCGTCCTAGCTTTCCGTAGCCAATGATCTTGCCCATGTTTTCTCCTTTTACGTAGGTGTGAGGCCGAGGATCTGCCGCTTGCCGGATCAGATCCTCGGCCTCACTGCACCGCAGTGGCGCCTCGTTCTGTCTGAACTCAGAAGGGCTGCGTGGGCGGTGCGGACGGCGTCGCCGGGGCGCTGGTGGTCGCGACCGGCGAAACCGACGGAATGCCCCCCATGGGGTTCGGAGCGCCTCCCGGAGAGGAGAACGTTGGCGGCCCTGTGACAACACCAGGCGCCAGAGGCGCGCCCGACGGAAGAGGTTTCAGACCCTTGACGTCGTTCCGATCCTGACCCTGCCAGGGCCGCGTTCCGAGGGTCATCAGCGCGCCACGATTGACGAGATTGCGCGCGACATCCTCCATCGTCGGGTTGCTCGCGAAGAACGACGAGTCCAGGCCGAAGGCCGCCATGTGCTGGAAGTAGATGCGTAGTGCCATCGCCGACTCCGGCGACACGACGAACTGCGACCAGATGGGCTTGTCCTTCTGTGGGCCGTCCGTGACGCGGAACTTGGTCTTGATCATCGGCTTGCCAGTCGATGACGTGGTGGCACTGGCCTCGATGCAGATGACACTGTAGTCACCGTCCGGAAGAAGGCCAGCGGAGTTGGCCTCCTTCTGGAGTGTTGCCCAGTCGATCTCACTCATGTTTTGTCTCCAGCTCGTGTGTCATGCTTGGGTAGGTGGTCTCAAGTATCCGTGTGATGTGCGGGTCGCGCACATTGTCGCCAAGTGCGCCCTGCACTCGCTCGCCTGATTCGAACTGCGGGTTGGTGCCTACGTACAGATTCACCACCTTTATGGTTTGGTTTCCGTCGGCGTCGGCCTCACGTGTTTGGTAAATATATCCGCACACATCGACCCAGTACGGCAGGGATACGCTGATCTGTCCCTGCATATAAGGACGCCACTTGCCGTTGGTCTCACGGGTCTCAGCGACGAACACAACGACGCGCACCGGACCCGGTTGGATTGTGAGATCGCGGAAGCCACGAATGAGGCCGTCCATCTGAACGAGTAGCTGTCCCCAGCCGTCATAACCCTTGATCACGCCGTCGGCTGCGATGTTCGTCTTGAGCCGTCGCTGAAGCTCCGTGATGCTGTCGAGCACGATGGAGACGAAGTCGTGTTCCGTCTGTGTCAGCCACGCGTAGATCCGACGCATCGAATCCCAGTTGTGCACAGAGGCGTAACACACATCCCATGTGCCGTCATAGCGTGGCGGAGGGTTGACCGGATCCCACGTTGTCTTGCGGAGTGGTGGGCCCTGAAAGCCCGCAGTCCTGATGAACTTCCAGGATCCCTCTGCATCAATGACGAGGATGGGCGGTGGCGCGGTCGACGACAACGTGGACTTGCCCACCTTGCTGTCGCCGTGGATAAGGATGGAGAGGACTTCTTCCTTCATCACCATTCACCTTTCTTAACGAAGGTGATTCCAAGCGCTGAAAGAAGTGCGATACGACGCACGTGTTTAAGTTTGAGTGCTTGTTGGCGATGTGATGAGATATGCAAGAGATTTTGCACAAGTGCGCGTGAGCAATCACTTGCGGTGTTACCGGGTTTGACGCCACGCCCATCTTCTCTGGGTATGCGAAACCACGTAAGCTGGCCGTTCGCGTACGCTTGAATGTGATCGCGTTCAGTGTTGCACGCGTGTAATATCCATCGACGTACCTCATCAGTGCGGCACTCTAATACAACGGCTGCAGCAACGCTCATTCGTTCGTCGTTCCTTCCGTCTCACCGAGGATCTCTCGAAGATAGTACTCCAGCGGGTTCGTCTCAGTGAAGTACTCACTGAGCATGTCCTCCACGCGTGACCCGTCGTCGAACATCGGACATACTGAGAAGAACGGGCAGTCCCAGGTGCAGTCACGCGTGGGATTGGGATATGCGCTGTGCACCGCTGCCTCGGGCCACGCCTCAATGTTGTTACGAAGCTCGAGGATGTCTTGAATCTCAGAGACGACGCGGCGACGGTAATTGCTGAGTTCGTGTTCGTTGTGTCGCACCTCCACACGCGCGTAGAATGGCGGCTGGGCGCGAGGCGTCCGCTTCACTCGGCGAAGCATATTGTAGAGTGCACCGTCGCAGCGTTCACCGTCACCGACGATCATTGCCTCGAGCAAGTGGTAGTGGAGCATCTGCTCGTCGAGCGGTAGCGTGAGTGTCGGCGTGCGAAGGTCACCAACTGACTTGTGATCGAAGAAGAGGTGCACGCCGTCGATGGTACGACGCACGCGAACATCGATCTTGCCGATGAGCGCGACCGTGCCGTTGAACTCAGAGAGGTCGGCCTCGAGATACTGCTCGGCCGAGACGATTTCGAGTTCGCTGTCCGCACCCGTGTCCGCGAGCCACTCGAGGTAACCCTCCAGCATGATGCGCTCGAGGTCGGCCTCCTTCTCGAACTTCTCGCGTACATCATACGAGATGGTGTCACCCAGCGTCGTACGATCCAGCGTGATCTCGCGCTCGAGTGCGTCAAGAAGTTGATTCGTCGTCTTGGGTCCACCCGGAACGTAGTGTTCCTTGAGCGCACGGTGGAGTCGATCGCCGATCTGTCGCACACCAACGGGTGACTCGTGCTTCGGCCGTAAGCCGCGGAACCAACCCAGCCACCACTTGCGACGACAGCGCTTGAAGGTCTTGAGTTCGCTGTTGGAGAAGTAGTGCTCGTATGACGTTGCGACGGACTTGAGAAGCTCACCGAAGTCGACTGGTTCGGCCGTATCGACAACCACAGGCGTGGATTCTGTCTCCGCTGGGATGACACCAGTAACGGCGGTATGTGCGATTGGGATCTGGATTTGCGCTGGGTTGATCTCGACGACGCCATCCACAGTAACCGGAATCACGCCGACGAGATCGAGCAAGTGCTGCTCGTCTGGGTAGATGATGCTCTTGTTTTCAATGCGCCAGATCTTGCCTTCAGTGAGTCCCGTCGCTGCGGCCAGCGCCTTACGCGAGAGGTTGCGCCGCTTACGATACTCGATGACGTCATTGCCGTTCATCACAACTCCGAGTTGAGAATTTGCGCTTCCTCTTCGTCAAACATTTGCTGGTCGCCGATAAGCAACCGATCACGCGCGATCTCTTGCAGCCGCATGAACTTCTCAGTGAGCCGCGCGATTTGGCCCTCCTCGACTGTATCACGTGCGACGATGTCGATGACGTGAATGGACTCGTGGCGCTCGGATCCGATACGGTGAGCACGATCCTCGGCCTGCTTATTGTCGATCATCGACCAGGACCGCTGCAGAAATACGATCGTATCCGCTGCCGTCATCGTCAGACCAACGCCACCCGCCTTCACTGTGAAGAGGAGCGCTTGAAGCCTGCCCGCTTGAAATTCGCGCAGGACACGCTGGCGCTCAAACTCGTTCACTGTGCCTGTGATCAAGCCGTGCGGAATCTTGCGCTTACTTAGACGAATCGAGGCGAGGTCGATTAGCTGCCGCGACTCAGCGCAGACGATGATCGGCTTGTCGGGCATCTCATCGAAGATTGCCTCAAGTTCATCGAGCTTGGGCGATGGTTCAGTGAGCACAACGGACATATCATCGAGGCTGTTCGTCCAGTTTGCCACGGTGACTGTGCTAGACGCAAACTGCATCAGACGTAGCTTTGCGACGAGTGCGTTCGGCGCAACGAGCACACCACCCGACGTCATCGTTGCGAGACCCGTGTTTAGCTGCTCATACTGTCGACGCTGCGCAGTGCCCAACTCCACCCATCGGGTACTACGCACCTTAGGTGGTAGCTGCGACAGAACCAGCGCTTTCGGCATTCGTCGAAAACGCGGATCGAGCAGATTGAAGAATTCATCCCGATTAGCGGGATTGACGCCAACGATGTCGAGTCCACCGAAAGCATTCCATGACTGTAGACAGTAACGATCCACGAAGTGAGTCTTCGTCGGAAAATCCGTGGGCGAGATGCAGTGCAGTACGGACCATAAGTCCCCGGGATGGTTTGCCAGTGGTGTTCCCGTGAGTGCCCAGCGATAGTGCACAGCAGCACCATGTGCCACTGCCCACACGGCTCGGGTTTGCTGGCTTCGCGGATCCTTGATCCTATGCGCTTCATCGACGATCACCGTTCGGAATGCGATGTTGTTGAGAGCCTTCGGGTGTACCTGGCACTGGGTTGCGGTGATGTTCTCTTCGCCGTTGCGACGATCACATTCGCGACATCGCTTGAGTCTCGTGCTGCCGTACGGCGCGAGTCGCGTCAGCGTTCGGAGAGCCTCGTAGTTCACGATGATCAGTGCGTTAGGATCGGTTGTCGCGGCGCTCAGGATCTTCTTTCGAGCTGTCGCGCCACCAGTGATGACGTATGGCTGCGCGGACGGTGCCCACTTATTGGCTTCATCAGCCCAGTGAATCTTCACGCTGTTGGGACAGATGACAATCGCTGGGTAGGACCCGAGTTCCTCGAGCGCGACGAGTGCTTGGATGGTTTTACCCGTACCCATCTCGTCACCGATGAGCGCCTCGCCAGCTAGCATCATAAACTCTTTGCCCACTTGTTGGAATGGGTAAAGTCTAGTGTCACTAACGAGATGTGGCGTGGTGCGCGTACGAAGCTCTGTGAGCACGTCGATCTCAACGCGCTTCTTACTCGCCCAATCGAAAAGCGCGGATCCGATTGTCAGATCATTTTTAAACACGCCACGTAGAACAATGCACGCGGACCACGACGTCGGCAGATGCCACGTCTTATTGACCGCGTCCCATCGCGCACCGGGAATCTGCTTGACTAGTTCGCGCTCATTCCACTTGGTGTCGATCTCGATGCGACCGTTGCGAATGTCAGCGAGTGCCATTCAACGGACTCCACTCTTTGATGGTATCGCTATTACTCCACCAGTTGTCAACGAACCAGACCTTGTGACACGTAGGACAGCACCACATACTACCCACCGAGCGCCACCACAGTCGTGGCAGAACACATGTACCGATGGCGTGGCTTAGAGATCCCATTGTTCTCTCCGTTCATTCAGTTCAGTTAGATCATATCTAATGTCTTCTTCACCAGGTCGTGATCCGGGAAGCGCACAGCGAGCGTGACGAAACAGTGACGAGCTGCGTCATTCACATGTCCGCCCGCCGTCGCGGAATACCAGCCGATCTGCTTGAGCGTGGCGTTGGTGACCTTGATGCGATCACCACGGGCCTGCATTCGGACGCTCACGCGTAGCTTCGCAGCCACGTACTTGAGCGCACCGATCGTCTCGAGTGCATCGTATTGCCGTGTCATCTTCGTCGTCTCAGGCCCGATGCTAAAACGTTCAATCACAAGAAGTGTCGCGCTTTCATGTAAACGAACGAAGGACTCGACCCAGTTGATCGTCTCGAATGGTGGTGCCTCGAGGCAGCCGACGATGTTGCCACTCTCGTGCGCGGCGAACATGCCGCACATCTTACCGGGATCAACTGCCACGATGTACATACGACTCCTTTGATCCCCACGTTGGGCCGTACGAGACGGACGCAGACAGTGGGACGTCGAACATTGTGTCATCGTTCATGATATCGCGAAGAGTGTCCGCCGCGTCGTCGAGTGCTTCCAATGGTACGTCGAGGATGATCTCATCGTGTACTGGCACCACCATATACTCGCCGAGGCCGGCACTGTCGAGCTCGATGAGCTTCTTCTTGAGTACAGCAGCCGCAGCACCCTGGATGAGGAAGTTGACCAGCGCGTACTCCTTACCCGGATCAGCGACCTGACGTCGACGTGTGACCGGACACCGCACGTAAGGTAACCCCTCGTCTGTGCGTCGACGAATCGCAACGTTTTGCACCTCTTGCTGGAGGCGGGTAACACCAGGGAAGAGTGCGTTCCAACGATGACGAACTGCTTGACCTTGCTCGTAGGTGATCCCCGCCGTGCGGGCAAACTTCTCAACCCCAGCACCGTAAATGGTTGCATAGCCCGCATTCTTCACCACCTGCCGTCGCGGGTCAGACTTCACGATCGACTCGTCGTTGTACACCATGCGGGCCAGCGCGACGAAGAAGTCAGTCTCGCCCTTAAATGCATCGATCATTGACTGCTCTTTGGCCATGTGCGCCATGATGCGCATCTCCACCTGATCGAAGTCACACATCAACATCACGTGGCCCTCACGTGCCGTGACACACGAGCGTACGACGTCGGCCGCTGGGTTGGTCTCGGATTTACGAGGAAGATTCTGGAGGTTCGGACGTTCCATCGACATACGAGAAGTGCGAGCTCCCAGTACGTTAATGGAAGGGTGAATGAGACTGTTCTCGTCTGTTTCGTTCGCGAAGTGGAGTAGATACGTTGACGCAAGCTTCTGTAGACGACGCCGTTGTAGGATCGCAACGGCAAGTGGATGATCGATGCCGCCGAGGACTTCCTTGTCCAGAGCCACCGCGCCTGACGCCGTCGCCTTGTTGAACTCATAGCCCTCTCCTTGCAGGATCTTCACGATCGCGGCGTTCGACCCAGCGGACACGCCATACTCGTTCTTCACCCACGCGGCCGTCTCGTCCACATACCTCATGAACTCTATGTACTTCGTTTGGGCGAGCTTCGTGTCGATGTGAGCGCCGTAGCGCTCCATCCGCTCAATGACCCACGACACTGAGTTCTCAAGCTCAAAGGCGTCAGGCGCGTCATCCTCAACCTGTGGCAAGAGGAGATCGTAGACTTGGTAAGTGAGCACAGTGTCGAGTGCGGCGTACGACCAGTATGGCTGGTAAGTGATGGGAACCGTGGCCCACGTCCACCCACCCTTACCGCCGATCGCACGATCGAGCTCGCTCTGAAGGTGCGCGGCCTTCGCATCGATCAGTCGTTCAGAGATGGACTTGAGCGCGGTGGAGTAGTGAGGAAAGAGGACATGGTGCATAATGCGGGTGTCACTGATACGCGGACGCGGCATGAAGATACCCTCGTGATCGAGCATGCCCACATCAAACTTGGCATTATGAGCGATCCACCCGCCGTCCCAGGTTCGGCACAGATCCTCAAAAACACCACCCCAACGATCAAGAGGAATAGCCCATCCGTGCGACTGATCGCCCACTTGGGCGAGGCGGACACGATCCGTTCCAATAATGAGGCCAGTCGTCTCAGTGTCGAAAGCGAGAGCGTGATGTGCACGGCGTTCTCCTAGCCATGAACGAAGGGCGAGAACCTCGTCGATGCTATCAACGAGATGGAGTCTTACACCGTCGAAGCTCAATGCTTCATCTCATCCACTCGGAGACCGCAGTGTCGCAGCCACGTGAACCACATATCGGAGTCGCGGTGAGGCATGACATGAGTGACATCGCAGACTACCCGGGTCAGACCGCTATTCGCGATCAACTTAGCACAGCCCGAGCACACTCCCGAGGAGATGTAAATCGTGCCGTAAGCCCGCTGTGACCGATCGCCAAAGAGGAGTGCATTGGCCTCGGCGTGGATGGAGTTGCAGTCGTCGTATGCGGGATTAGGCGCACGTTTGAGGCCAACTGCGGCCCGCGGGCACCAATTCGCACATCCAGACTCGTCCCGGGGCATCCCGCGCGGAGGACCGTTATAGCCGGTATCCAGCAGTCGGTTAGTCGCGGAGACGACCACCGCGCCAACCTTGTCCCGATCACATAGTGATCGCTCCGCAATCACGTGCGCCATGTTCATCCACGTCTTATCCCAGGTAGGACGCAAATCGCGAACGGTACCACTGCTCACTGCTGGTCTCCTCGTCATTCACTTCGATCGTGTGAAGTTTGCGCGCACGCTGCATTGCATCGATGAACGGTTTACCCCATTGTCCGAGGCCCATGGGCTGCTCTGTGAAATCGGTGGGATCGCGAAGATCGCGCTCAGCCTTGTGTACGTGCTCACTGTAGATATGGAGTGAGAGCGCGATGTGACGATACATGCCGGGGTCGAGTGCCATCGAGTTGGCGAGCGTCATCTGCAGCTGCGTGAACTGGAACATGTCGTATGGCAGGCCGAGCCACACGTCGTTGCTTCGCATGACCGTGGTCATTTGGAGCTCTGCGTTCGGGCTCACTTGGAACTGAAGCATGACGGTGCATGGGTAGTCGTGCTTACTCGGTTCGTTATCGCTGTACTTATCCCACAGTGTGACAACGGCCTGCCGTGACTCCGTGTCCTCCATGAGCTTGCGACGAACCTCGAACATCTGCTGCCCGATGCGTTCACCGTATGCACCGTGAAACTTATCACCATCCATGTACTGCGCGACGCTGGGCGTCGCCTTCATCAGAAGACCGGGATCAGAAAATGCACCGATGAGTTGCACCGCCTCGGCCGCCGCGATGTTCTTGTTGAGGTCGCGACCACAACCCAGCGGGAGTGCGCGCCGAGGTGATGCGAGTTCAATGATCACGCATCCTGCGTCGAGCGTGGTGCGTCCGCGCGGTGAGCGCAGCCGACCGCGACGGAGTACATGCTGAACCACGCCACGATATGCGTGTTGTCCGTCTGCCCCGGTCAGGATGGTCGACATATGAGGAGATCCCGTTCGCTCGTGATCGCGGAGTTGATGAGGTTACGGTACCAACCCATGTGCTTATAGTGGAATCGTCGCATGTACTGCGGGTGTGGCACCGCGCCGTGTGCCATCCCAAGTTGCTTGAGTTTTGTGTCAGCTGCCTTCCCAAGCGCGACGAGAGTTGGTTGACCCAGGTCGTACCACATGACGTCGATGTTATCCACGTCACACGCGTTGGCCACGCCAACGTGATGCATGTCCGCGACAGTGTTGGTGAGGTATAGTCCACTCGTAAGTGGGAACGGCGCGAACGCGGGACCCTGGGTTCCGAGGATTTCGAGATCTGCACGCACATCACCAACGAGTAGTGCCTTGGGCAGCGCTGGACCGATGTACGTCACATACGCGGGAGGCACGTACGTCTCACGACCTTCTGCCATAGCGAGGACATCATCCACTGTGGGCGAATGATCGAAGTGACGGTGCTGCCACTGGATGTGTGTTGCGTACGCTGCGGAGATTGCCTCAAGCTGGTGTCGCTTGACGGATGCGTCGCCTCTTGCGTCGAAACGGCTCAAGAGTATTGAGGTCGGTGGGTTGATGATCACCGTCAGCGCTCCCCGACTCTCCAGGAATCGCTCCGTCCACCACCACACTCCCGTCGACATATCCGTCTTCCGGTTCATCACCCTCGGGTAGATCACCTCGCCCAGGTGCCACCGGTCGCACACGATGTGCTGTCCTGAGTTCGGACGATACTCCAGTAGTGGTTCCACGTACTCGTGGAGTGGGTGTCTCGTCGGTGAGCTCCGGTGTAAGAGCGTCACCTCGTCGCCGGGGTATCTCGCAGCAATTGCGGCCGTTAAGCTCCCAGCCAGCGTGCTCTTCCCCGAGCAGTCCGGCCCTTCCAAGAGTATCAGCATCGCACACTCCCTCAATTCCTACAGTTCTTAGTTCGTAGTTGCAGATCTCAGGCCGCGGATCAGCCGGGTTCGATGCGATATCATACCAGTCCGATGTCGTCGCCAGAGTGGGCCAGTTTTGTGTCGGCTCTTTGGCCCAGCGCGCAGCGACAGCTCGACGTGGACGGTGAGCCCCCACGTACTGGGACTCAAAGAGCAACACGTCGTCGAGTATGGTGTCGGGTATGAGCCAGTCCCGCACGCGCTTCTCCAGCATAAGGAGAAACCGATGCACCCGTCGTAGATGTGCGGGAATGTCGTTGATGTGGAGCGTGGGAAAGACGGGTGGCATACTCGCCGCGATTGCCGCTCCCGGCGTTCGGATGGGCAGCGTGCGACGCTTGATGAGTTGCACGCGAAAGCCGTGTTCGGCGAGAACGCGCAACCTCGGTGGAAGAGGATCAAATGACGAGGCCGGTGGCCACGCCGTTGCCGTGAGATTTGGCGCTAAGAGCCTGATGGCTAAGATCGCCGAAACCGTCATACACACTGCAAAGATCGTGGCTCCTACGGCTGCAAGCACAGTTACGTCACCGCCCGGTTGATGTACGCGTCTTTGATGTCCTCATCCCATTGCGCGGCCTGCGCGAGGCAGCGCGCACTCTGCCTCGGAATGTACGTCTTGCCGTTGTGTGCCACGGTCAGCAATTCAACAACCTCATACGCAGAGCGCGTGATCTGCAGTCGGTAGCGCGTCTGCTCGCCTTCCTGCACAGAGCAGCCACGGACGTGAACGTAGAACTCACCCGTCTGTGCTCGGTACAGGTCAACCTCGGTCCAGCGTGGCTTATACCCGTCGTCGGATGTGCCGCTGCCGAGAAGTTTACCATCGATGCGAGTCTCACTGCCATCTCGCGCTCGAAGTCGATACGTTGCGATGGCTGGTTTCGCCGGTGCCGTCATGCTGCGTTCCCTTCGTTCGATGGATCGATCGTACAACCGGCAAGCTTAGTTGCGAGGCGGACCGTGCTCAGCGCTATCCGGCAGCGCACCGTCTCTTAGCAGTCAATGACCGTAGTCATCGATAGCGTATCCCGTGTGGGACCTCTCGTAGCGGGAGCAGGATTCGAACCTGCGATCTCTTGGGTATGAGCCAAGCGTGGTACCGAGCTCCACTATCCCGCGATGCCTCGACTCCGTCCAGTTCTGCGAATCTTCCCCTCCGCAACCGAGCGGAGCCGAGACCAACAACTTACCAGGTCAGGTACGGCGGAGTGTCAGAGTGGGCGGTGTGTCGGTAGTAGTGTTACGGCTACCGACACCCTCAACATGCAAGAGGGGCTCCCGGCTGCCAGGCCATTTGGGAACCCCTCCAGAAGGGACTTGCCGCTGTGTCAGATGGAATTGTACCAGCCCAGATAGACAAACTCGCTTACGCTGTGATGTACTCCAACTGGGGATGGCACGTCTTTGTCCTCGGTGAGGGCAAGACACCACTTCCAAACTGCTCAACCTGCCGTGAGGCCGGACCTGGTCACGATCCCGAGGCGTGCGTCTGCCTCGTCTGTCACGGCTTCTACGCGGGAACGACGAACCGCGATCGCATTGAAATGATGCTCGCGATGCACCCCGACGGTCAACTCGCTGTTCGCACGGGTGAGAAGTCGAAGATCTTCGTCATTGACGCTGAAGGTGGAGAGGGAGAGGAGGTTCTCGACTCCTGGGAGTCGTGGGCCGACAGCACCACGCTTCCACGCACCCTCACTGCCCGGACGCCCAGCGGCGGTGTTCACCTCTTCTACGAGTATCAGACTGGGGTGAAGAGCCGAAACCGCATCCTACCTTCGGTTGACCTCAAGTCAGACGGTGGGTACGTCGCACTGCCGTGCGGCATCGACGGACGAATGTGGCTGCCCGGTATCACCCAACCTGCTACGGCGCAACCGGCCTTAGTAGACTGGTTACGGACGGCGCGCGGGAGGTCCAACGGAGGCGGAGCCGGCACAACCGGTCACGCTAGTGGCTACGACTACCAGACCTTCGTTCGCGACGGATGTCCGGGTGGGCACCGTGACGAGTTCTTCAATGACATGGTCTTCCGGCTTCGCAAGGCAGCCGTCAGCCGTGAGGACGCGGAGCTAGAGCTTCGTAAACACTGGGAGAACGCGGAGCAACCACCCTCCGCACGGTATCACATGCCGTGGGAACACGTTCTCTATAAGCTCGAGCGTGTGTGGCGAACGGTGGACGCCGACCCGCCCGTTCCCGGCTGGCGTCCTCCCAATCCTGGAAATATCGAGGTCGCTGAGCTGGGTGAGCCCGACCCTGAACTGCCCAACGACCTCGGGAACGCGCATCGTTTCATCCGAATGCACGGGAGCGATATTCGATTCATCACGGAAACACGACAGTGGCTCTTGTGGAACGGAACGCGCTGGGTAAACGATAAGCTCGACCAAGTGCACCACCTCGCAACGAAGATCGGTGACGACATTCGCAGGCAAGCGGATGCCCTGCAGAATGAGGACGAACGCAGGGCACTCGGCCGCTGGGCCATGCAAACCGAGTCACTTCGCGGGATGAACTCCGCTGTGGCGATCGCTGGGCGTGATCCGCGCATCGCAATGCCAGTGGATGCCGTGGATCGCAACCCGCTGTTACTCGTCGTTAGGAATGGTGTGCTCAATCTTCGCACGCTGGACCTGGAGGAGGGTCGCCGCGAGGACAACTGCACCCGGATGGCAAATGTCGTCTTCAACAAGGACGCCGACTGTCCACGCTGGATGGAGCACGTAAAGTTCATCACACTGGGTGATGCAATTCTCGCAAGCTACCTGCGACGAGCGATCGGCTACACCCTCACGGGCATGGTGTCGGAGCAGACCTTCTTCATGCTAGAAGGTAGCGGATCCAACGGTAAGAACGCATTCATCGACCCAATCCGTGATCTCCTGGGCGAGTACGCCCAGCAGGGCACCTCAGCACTCATCACTGGTGGTGACGAGCAGCACCCGACCATTCTCGCGGACCTCATTGGCTGCCGGATGGTTTTCATAGACGAGGCACGGCAAGGTCGCCCTTTGAACGTGGAGCGAGTGAAGCAGCTCACCGGTAGCAAGCGAATTAAGGCGCGCCGGATGAGCCGTGACTTCTTTGAGTTCGACGCACACCTAAAGCTGTGGATCGCGGGCAATAATCACCCTACCATGCGCGACCCTAGCGATGGAATCTGGCGTAGACTGCAGCGCGTCATTTTCCGGGCGAAGGTTCCGAACTCAAAGAAGATCCCGGATTTCGCCCAACTTCTCTTTGATGAGGAGGCGCCCGGCATCCTCAACTGGGCACTTGAAGGGCTGCGGGACTTCTGGCAACTTAATGGTTTGGGTCAACCGCAGGAGGTCGTGGACGCCACACAAGAGGTCCGCGACGAGGAGGACTGGGTTGGACAGTTCCTGGAGGAGAAGTGTAGTCGTAGTAATAGCGCGGATGACTTCACAACGGTGGACGAACTGTACCTTGAGTTTTCGTGGTGGGCGAACCTTGTGGGCGTGAAAGCTTACGAGAAGCCGAACCGCACGCACTTTGGAAGAGATCTGTCCAATAGAGGATTGGAGCGCGCGGTTAAGAATAATAGGAGAGGCTACCGAGGCATCCGATTGACGGAGCGTTCGATCACGGGAAACGCGTAAGAAGTGAATACACAACGGACACTACAGAAGCGGAAGATCTCTAAGGTTTGATGTAACTCGCAAATAAGATTCACAGACTCGTTAAGCTGAATAAGAAGCACAGTGTGATTGATACACAAAGAGATACAGCAAAAATAGAGATCTTCCGGGTCAGTGTAGTGTGGAGTTGATATTGAGAAGTACCAGGTAGACCAAGAGTTAGATTATAGAGTGATTCACTAAATACAGTAATACAGTAAAAATGGTTAGTTACGTATTAAAGGATGGAGCTAGATTGATCTTCCTAGAGGCCTATACATCGAATGGCTACCCATGCAGTGTAGTAGTGTAGTAGGATTAACTCGTGGCCCAGCAACAGGTACGGACGAAGCGCACTCGAAGTGGCATGGCGAAGGGTCGAGACCTTGCGGTTGAGCGCCTGGTCTTCATGCACGGGGGAGTTGAAAATGTAAGGGTTGCTGAAGTTGATGGGGAGATTGGTATACCGGAACCTCCCACAGTGGGAGATGATGTTCCTCACTGCTTAGGAGGTTCGGACTTCAACCCGTGCCGCGCGTCCGCTGGGAAAGGGACGCTTCACCCGGGTTTTGGCAAATGCGCCCGCCATGAGCGCGGGGTTGAGAAGGCAGCGGGAGCGTGGATGATGGCGCACTTCATAGCGAATGTACTTGACATCTCGCCGTGGGAAGCATTGCTTCTCGCGGTGAGGCGCGCGGCTACGTGGGCCGCCTTCTATGAGAAGAAGATCGGTGAGGTGGATGAGGGCAATGACGATTCGCTCCGTCCAGGCGGCAGCCACTACGACTGGGTCTTAGCGCTCGAGCGTACCACTGAGAAGATGGCCAGGTTTAGCAAGATGGCAGTGGACGCAGGCGTTGCGCAGATGCTAGTCTCAAGGGCAAGGGCAGAGGGAGAACTGATCGCCCGAGCGTTGAACGCAGCGCTGGGCGTTGTGGATCTGTCGCCTGAGCAGGAGGCGCTCATGCGTGGCGCGCTACGCAAGGAACTCTTGGCTCTTGAGACTGCCACCATCATTGACGGCGAGCTCACAGGAGCCTAGGTGTCTACATTGGACAGTGCTCTGCGGCGGGACGGGAGACAAGTGCGTGGGCGGGCTGGAGGGTAACTCAGCCAACCGTAATTTGGGGCACTCTACCTCTTGTTGATCTTGAAAAAAATTTTGTCCCAGGATCCGTTCCACAACGAAGAGAACTCCTGGTACCTTGATGTTAAGACCGACGAACGACCGAACGAAGGGACAGACCGTGAACGGAAACCCCATCCTCGCCGTCGCCATCGCGACCGCACGTGAGTTCAAGGACGATGTCTCCACCGCCGTCCTCGCTGAGCTGATGTCAACCGCTGGGAAGACCTACACCGAGGAGGAGGTTCGCAACGCAGTCGTCGGGTACATCAACCGTCAGCGCATCGCTGGTCGGCACAGCGTCCTCAGCTACGAGCGAACCGGTAAGACCGTCTCGTACGTGGGCATGAAGCGCGGTCCCAGGCCGAAGCCGAAGGTTGACCCCGCGCAACCGCCGCTGCCCGATCCTACTGCCGAACTCGCGCACACAGCCGCCCCCGTAACCGCCCCCGTAACCGCTGGGCCAGATGATGACGTCATCGACTTCGACGCGATGACGATCGAGGAGAACGCGCGAGCCAAGGCCGCGCGTGTTCACCGAGGCCGCGAGGCGCAGCTCGTCACCAACAAGCTTCAGCGAATCCAGCGCAACCTCTACGACGCCGTGCAGGAGCTTCGGACGATGACGGAAGAGATCATCGTTTGGAGGAAGAAGGCCAGCGCCTACGACAAGCTGTCGCTTCAGTTCCGCGGCTACAGCACTCCTCATCGCGCGGATGACATCGACGATGACGACGAACACACATACGACGGACAGTAACGAAGGAGTGAAGATCATGTCACGTAAGCGCATCATCTCTGTGCTCGCCACGGAGGCAACCGAATGAGCACGTATCGGGAGGTCGAGTTGCGCTGCGATGGCGTGCCGAATGACCCGTTCGGCTGCAATGCCTCGGTCTTCGCTCACACCGCCTTCGCCGCCCGCCGGGACGCCCGCGAGGAAGGCTGGCGCGTTGGCTTGAAGGGCGGCCGGGACTTCTGTCCGAAGCACAAGGACACCGAATGGAGGCCCACGCCGTGACCACTCCCGAATCTCGTATGGAGAAGTGATGATGTCATTCAAGATCGCCCACAAGACGCTGGGCGGACACGTGCACGTTGCGATCTGGTCGTCCGAGTTCGGCGTGCACACCACGCACGGCAAGAACGGCGACGTGATCTTTCGGCAGGTGGAGTGGGAGTACTTCCGTCAAGCGATGGAGGCTTACGAGAAGAGCAACCCAGCGTATGTCGTGACGTTCGTCGACGAGACACCCTTCGACGAGCAGAAGGCGCGTGACACGGCGACGTACCACATACTCGACGATCACATGGAAGGAAACAGCAGGTGACACACGCGATGCGCAGTAACATCGACCGCGAGATCGCTCGGCTCGAGGCCAAGCGTGACAACCTCATGCTTCTGCCGGAGCGTGACGAGTACGAATTCGGCGCGGCCATCCGCGCAGTGCTCAGGCCGCGGTATGTCGAGAAGGATCTCACGTTCGTGTTCCTCAAGGTGAGTGTGGTTCCCAGTGGCTACACCAGCCTCTCGGAGGATGACCCACGGCGTGAGGTACGCTGGTACACCACGGCACAGCTGGGTCGTGACACGGCAATCGCGCGGCACTACTCGTGGGACGTACTCATGACACGCATCGCCGGCGACTACGAGGTGGTGTCCTGGGAGCAGCTCGTTTCCAAGTTACCACACGCATCAACGGGCATCGGCCCGAACACGGAGATCGACGGCGTGAACGTGATGCAAGCCGTGTCCTTCTTCAAATCATATGCGCCGAAGGGAGCGTCTGGTGACACACCCCACATCTTCTGACGAGGAGGATCCCATGAAGGCCGTCGCTGCGGCCATGGACCTCGTCCGGGTACTCGCTGAGGCCACGTCCGGCTACTACACCACCCTCGTCGCGGCGGGTGTCCCAGCGGAGCCTGCCGGTCGCATGACCGAGGAGTTTCATCACAAGCTGATAAGCGTGCTGAAGCTGTCATGATCGTCGAGCTGATCGCATTCACGCAGAGCCCGTCGTACGGCTCGATGGAGCGTGCGGGCTACGTGCGACACGACAACTGGGTGGCCGCAGCCGACGAGATCGCCGAGTTCGCTGGGCGGCTTTGCTACCAGTCGTGGGCGCGGCCCAACCCAGATACCGCGCACAACGCCGGGTACCTGGCCAACATCATCGATCACGAGCACTTCTCCGTCCTCGAGCACGCGAGTGCGACGTTCTACGTCGCCGACGTATCACGGTCGTTGAGTCACGAGCTGGTGCGGCACCGGCACCTCTCGTTCAGTCAGGTGTCCCAGCGGTACGTGGACGAGTCTGCTGCGATCGCGATCGTGCCGCCGGCACTCAACACTTATGCGGGCGCGAGTGTCGTGGGTGACGTGATGAACAGGGCACTCGTCGCGTATGAGAAGCTAGTTGCGGAACTCCTGGTCGGCGGTGTCTCGCGGAAAGAGGCGCGACAAGCAGCGCGTGCTGTGCTGCCCAACGCAACCGAGACGAAGTTCGTCGTCACCGGCAATATGCGGGCGTGGCGTGACGTCATCGCGAAGCGCATCAGTCCGACGGCGGATGCTGAGATCCGGCAGCTCGCGGACGAACTCCTCGCACGTCTCCGAACGATCGCGCCCAACACGTTCCAGGACATGTGAGCGGCGATCACACCACTTAGTTGACGACTTAAGAAGGATCTTGGTACCGTAGTCGTATGAGAGGTTTGGTCGCGGCGTACGGTACGACGTACAGGTGGATGCTTGGGCAGCGCGTCCTACGCTACGGCTGGGTCGCGCTGCTCGCTGCTAGCGGAGCCTGGGGTCTGGCCCCGGGTACCCCATTGATGCGAACTCTCAGGGAGGTACGGCGTGCAAGTCTCGGAGTCGAAGCCGGCGTTTCCGTGGATCTTACACGACCACGTCGGCAAGACCACGTTGTGCCGGTACTGCTTCGGGTACCGTGACGATCCGCGCCACCTCACTCCGCGGGTGACGCAGTTCTGTCAGTTCATGGTCACACCGGAGCTTCGATGTGAGATGGCGCGCGGGCATCACGGTAAGTGTAGCATCGTGACGCTGGGTACAGCACTGAAGGAGCGAGTGCGAGTATGACCATAACCGATTACGGGCCCAACGCCGGTGTGTACTGGATCGAACCACCACTACCCAACAACGCGTGGCAGCCCGGTCGACGCGCGCCGATTCGACTTTCCGTCGTTCACACGACTGAGGGTCACGCCGGCGCGGACGCCGCTGAGATGGGACACACCATCGACGTCAACCGCACCGACGGGACGTCGACGCATGTGTTTCACGATAGTGACTCGTCGCCGCAGGAGGTGCTCCGCAAGGACACAGCGAACAGCGCGTTCTTTCACGGAAATGCGCTGGGTATCCACCATGAGTTGTGCGGCACCGCACACTGGACCGCTGCCGACTGGGCGGGTTCGTACCAGCAAGCGATGCTTCGTCGCTGCGCGAAGGCGCAGGCCGATGACTGCATCACGTACAAACTCGAACCGCGGCGACTGTCCGTTGCTGAGGTGCGTCGTGCATACTACGGTCCGGCACCGTATCCCGCGGGAATCTGCGGGCACATCGACATCACACAAGCGTTTCCCGAGGATCAGGGCGACCACACCGACCCCGGGCCGAACTTTCCGTGGGATCAGTACATTAACATGGTGAAAGAGGAGATGAATGGCGTGAGTTCTGCAGATGTGATCGTTGGCGAGTCCCAGCTGTACGACGAGGCGGCAAATCGATCGACACCCACGGGGCGCAACTTCGCCAACGACTTCTACGCGCTGGTGACGGCGTCGCTCACCGACGAGTTCAAGGCCATCACTGACACATTCACTGCGTTGAACGCGACACTCGCGGCGATGCAGACGACGATGGTGGCAATGCAGCAGACCCTCGCGGAGATTCAAGCTACACTGGCTGCGGGTGGCGGAGGCGCGACACCCGTCGTGCCAACCGCGGACGAGATCGCAACGGCCGTGGCCGACGAAGAGGCGAAAAGGATGGCTGAATGATGCAGATACGCGCGAGACTCATACTCGCCGTGACGATTGCCCTCGCCGTGCTGGCGGGGGCTTTCTTCATTACGCCGGGCGCGACCGGCACACATACCGCTAATTTGGCCGCGGTGGTCGCAGGTCGACACTGCGACATTACCATCCAAGATGATGGAACTGTCAGTGGCACGTGTGATCCGGTAGTGACGCCGACAGGTTCGCCGTCATCGACGCCCACAATAGTGCCGACTACGATACCGCCAACCACGACGCCGCCGACGACTCCTCCGCCGACGGCCACGTCCACACCAACTCCAACTCCACCAATTTCGCCGACTCCCACTCCCACTCCCACACCGACTCCCACGCCTACGAGCGGAAATAACTGCATCGCAGCCCCGTCCTCGTGCGGCTTTCCGGATGCGACCAACACCGGTGTCAGCGGGACGCTGACCACAGTCACGGGTAACGTCACGCTGTCGACCGCAGCGGCCACTTACTCGGGCAAGGACGTGCACGGGTGCATCACGGTGACCGCGGCCAACGTCACGATCACCAACGTGCGGGTGCTGTGCACGAGTGCGACGTACGCGATCCTCAACAACTCAACCGGCCTCACGGTGTCGCACTCGACGATCTCATGCGGCAGCCGGGGCAACTCAGCGACCGGGCTGGGTGATCGCAGTTTCACAGCGATTGCACTGGATATCAGCGGATGTGAGAACGGCTTCGATGTCGACACGCAGGTGACGGTGAAGGACTCGTTTATCCACGGCTTATTCGACTCTGCGTCGGCGCACACCGATGGCGCGCAAGTCCAGGCCGCTGGTGGATCCGGCGCGAACATCTCGTTTGTCCACAACACATGGTCAGTACCGGGAAGCACGACGAGCGGCATCATCGCCGACCACTGCGCGTGCACCGGATTGACCGTCACGGGCAACCTGTTCAGCGGCTACGTGGGTTCGCCGACCGGCCCGGCGTATGAGGTGTACTGTCCGCTGCCCGCGGACGCGCCCGGCCCGTCCAGCGGCGTCACAGTGACGAACAACCGCTTCGGCAACCTCGGACCCAACCACACGTCGCCGTGGGGCTACGGGTCCAACTGCGACGCCTACGTGTGGTCGGGCAACGTCTTGGATGCGACCGGTGCGCCGCTGGCCCGTGCTGAGCCGTAGTAAGATCAGTATGAAGGATTACCTCGGAGAAGGGAAAGCTGTGACCAGATTCAAGCGCATTATCATCGCGTTAGCTGCGATGATCGGCCTGACGGGCGGCGTTGTCGCTGTCGCGGAAGTACCGGCGTTCGCCAGTTGGCACGGCACGTGCCCGTCGTACCACGACGGAGACATGTGCGCTTATGCCGCGACCGAAGGCGGTAGTTTCCAGTGGGTCTTTCCACAGGCCTCTTACACGCTCGGACAGTGCGTCGACCTGGTCGGCATTACCGGCGTGGACGACTGGACGTCAGTCGAGATCAACTGGACTGACTACTACATATCGGCTTACGTGGATGCGGACTGCCCGTCCAATGAACTCGCATTGGACATCTTCGACATACCCGCTGGTGGAGCGTATTCCCGATACGATCTGAACTCGTACGCTGCGGGTCAGTACGACAACAACATATCTTCGTTCGTCGTGCGCTTACTACCCGCATAACTACCGGCAATCTCATCGAAAAATGAGGCTCCAGCACCCAGCTGGAGCCTCTTTCGTGCCTAACCTGGTATGGTATCAACCATGACTCAGTCCACAACCTCGACTAACATCGTACCACTGGATCTTGAGAAGCCGACCGTCGCGAAAGCGATCGTCGCGGGCGTCGGAGCGCTGACGACCGGCCTGACCACGGCGCTCGCAGATGGCCATGTCACAGTGTGGGAGATCGTGCTCGCTGTTCTCTTCACGATTGGTACCGCTGCGGGCACATACGCCACCACCAACAAGCCAGCATAGGTGATGCGTGCAACCGCAGATCACGAGGCCAATGGCATGGGCGGCTGATCTCGTAGATCCGCCGTCGCTCAAGTGGCGACGCGATCCAGTGGGATGGTTACATGAAAGAGTCGGCGCAGAGACGTGGTCGAAGCAAAGGGAGATCATCGAGGCTGTTCGTGATCACCACAACACGGCCGTCCACTCTTGTCATGAGATTGGTAAGTCCTGGATCGCAGCGGCCACAGCCTCGTGGTGGTTGGACACCCATCCGGTTGGACAGACCCGCGTTGTCACCACCGCGCCCACGCAGGCCCAGGTCGAGGCCATTCTGTGGAACGAGATTAACGGTTTTCACACGCGTGCGGGCCTCGCGGGACGTACGAACCTGACTGAGTGGTACTTCGGAAATTATCTCGCCGGCCTGGGGCGCAAGCCGTCTGAACACTCACCCGCGGCTTTCCAGGGTCTCCATGCTCGATTCCTCCTGGTCATACTCGACGAGGCGTACGGCATTCCGAAGGTCATCTGGGATGCGGCCTCGACGTTGGCCGCCAACGAACACAGTCGAATTCTCGTAATTGGGAACCCCGATGGTCCCGGTGAGTTCGAGGAAGTCTGTCGTAGCGATAGTGGCTGGAAGGTACTTGGCATCGGCGCGAAGGACACGCCGAACTTCACGGGTGAGAAGATTAGCGCCGATCTAGCTGACATGCTGATTCACCCGACCTGGTACGAGGAGCGACGCAAGAAGTGGGGACCTGAGTCCGCACTCTTCATGTCGAAGTGCGATGGTAAGTTCCCGACGGGTGGCGATCCGTTCGCGGTCATCCGGTACGACTGGGCACGAGCGTGCCAGTTCGTAGAGTTTGAGGATGGCCTCCCCATTGAGGGAGGCATCGACGTCGGCGCTGGTGGCGACCGTACGGTAATCCGGGAACGTCGTGGTATGCGTGCCGGACGCGAGCTGGAGTTCATAGACCCCGACCCGATGAGGACCGTTGGTCAGCTGATCACGTGCATCAACGACTGGGGCTTGGAGAAGGTGAAGATCGACAGCACTGGTCTCGGCTGGGGCATCGCCGGTCGACTCAAGGAGTTGTCGACCAAGCACAATCCCACGGGTGACTCTGCGCACAACGCAGAGGTCGTCGCGATTAACTTTGGTGCGGGTCCAACTGACGGCAAAGAGAAGCTCTTCCTCAACAAGCGTGCTGAGCTATGGTGGAACGCACGTGAGATGTCGCGACCGGATGTGCGCTCGTGGGATCTCGCCAATGTAGATGACGACGTCATTCACGAGCTGACCGCGCCCAAGTACGTCATCCTCGACTCGTTCGGCAAGATCAAGATTGAGCCGAAGGAAGACCTCATCAAGCGACTGGGATTCTCACCCGACCGTGCGGAGGCACTTCTACTCGCATTCCTCGAGACGAACACGATCGGTAGGATTGCGCTTGGCGCATTGGCTGATCGTCAGTTACTTCCGATCATGAGCGGCGATGGTGGCAACGATCGCGAACTGTCGCTGCGTCGTATGGGCGTGCTCTAAGGCTTCGACCGCGTAGGATGCATACAAAAAAGAAGCCCAGCCGCGTGATTCGCGACTGGGCTTCTTCTTGCGTGTTACTTGGTCTGCCGTCGGTCCTTGTAGTGCATGAAGACCACAGACCAGATGTGGTTATACAGGTTGTGGAGATCGGTGAACATGGTCGTCGGCTTAAACTTGGCGTAATCGATCCCGCGGATCTCGTCGGCCATGATTTGCGCGAACGCATCGTGTGTGGTGTAGAGACGGAAGTCGTAATCCAGCTTGGGCGTGGCGTAGATCTTCGTGTGCGGAAGCTCCAAGATATCCATGTCGTGGATGAGGTGCTTGAGCGCGCGCTTGTCGCGTGCTCGGACTTGGAGTGGCAGTGCGAGGTTCGCGGCGTTGGGCCGGAGTGCTGGCATGAGAATGCCGTAGCTGGTCATGATCCACATGTGCTTTCCCTTCGTTCGTTTAGTGCGAGTGGAACGGACGGGGGTCGAACCCGCATCTTCCGGCGTAATCCCGGTGCTCTACCCTTGAGCTACCTTCCCTCGGAAGGGTTCCCATTGCAGGGTTCCCAACCTCTGTGCGTCTTACTCTTCGATACTGAAGAGGAGGAACAAGACTCGCTTCCGCTCTTCGATCGACATCCGACTGTCGTTCTTGATGAATTCGATCATGCGTTCGGTGATGACCTCGCCGCTCTCGTCCACGCCTTGGTTGTACGCTTCCTCGAGCGCGTCCGCGACGGCCGACATGGTGATGACGATCTCCGACGTCTTCGCGACGATGTTGCTGGTCGTGAAGATGTCGAACGCCTTTCGCATCGCGTGATCCTTCGTCAACTTCGTTCCCTTCGTTCGTTGTTCGTCTAGTTCTATTATACTCAGGACTGTGCCACCGTGTCAACAGTGAGACTCAAGATCTTTCTGGTACAGTAGAGTTGTGCCGGAGTGGTTGATTTACGTACTGATCGTACTGGTGACGTTTCGCACCACGCGACTCATCATCGAGGACACCTTTCCCCCAGTGGGTGTGCCTCGAGAGAAGTTGCTCAACTGGTGGAGTCCGACACCCGACGAGCGTGGGCAAACCTCAGGAACCCCCCACTGGGGTGCGCTGGGTCGATCACTTCGGTATCTCTTCTCTTGTCCGTGGTGCATGTCTGTGTGGGTGGGTGCGCTCGTCACGTACATCTTCACAATTTACGTAAGCGTTCCACTGCCGTATGCTGCGTGGATTGTCGCGGCTGCGGGCACAGGTCTGATCGCATCGGTCGAGGATAAGCTCTCCAGCTAAGGTGGCGCTATGGTAGATCTGATGCGTCGTCACCGACCGCGGCGTGTGATCACCGCGTCGGCATCCATCGCAGTGCCCAGTCGTAATGTGCGTCTCACAAACCAAGAGTGGCAGCGCGAAGGCTGGGAGTTCTATCACAACCTCGGTACCTTCCGCTACGCCATCCTCTGGCACTCGCAAACGATGTCGCGTGTGCGGTTGACCGCTGCGGTTGAGGCCAGTGGCGGTGATGAACCTGAGCCGGTGATTGACGGCCCGGCCGCTGAGCTGATGGCGAATTTCTTCGGTGGCACCGCTGGGCAGTCAGCGTACATGCGTAAGATGGATGTGATGCTTCAGGTTCCCGGTGAGGGTTATGTCATCGGTGAACCCGACATCGACGACCCAAGCACGTACTACTGGTGCGTGAAGTCAATCGATCAGATGCGCGTCAGCAGTGGTCGTGTTAATGGTGAGACACAGGATGTCTGGGAGATCGAGGTTGACCGGGGTGCGTGGCGTCCCGTCAACCCGGACTCTCTCGTGTTCCGGCAGTGGACGCCCGACGACCAGTACGACTTCTTGCCTGACTCGCCCACGCGTGGTGCACTGCTGGATATGCGTCTGATCGCAATGCTGCAAAAGCGCATCGTTGCACAATCCGTCAGTCGTCTGGCATCCAATGGTGTGCTCCTCTATCCGTCTGAGATGACGTTCCCGGCGAAGAAGGGCTACGAGCAAGAGGAGGACCCGTTCACTGCTGAGTGGCTGGACATCGCGGGCAAGACGATTCAAAATCCGGGATCCGCTCTCGCCGCGATTCCAATGCCCGTGAAGGTGCCGAAGGAAATGATCGATTCCTTCAAGCACATGGACTTCGCGAACACGTACGATGATCGGGTCATGGACATTCTGACCTTCTTCTACGATCGTCTCGCCACCGCGATGAACATGCCGAAGGAAATCGTCGCAGGCATGGGTAAGACCTCACACTGGAACGCGTGGACACTTGACGAACAAGCCGTCGAGGTTCACATTAAGCCGCCAGTGGAGGACATCGTTTCGGGTGCGACGAAGGGTTACCTCGTACCTGGACTCAAGGCGATGGGCGCGCCTCTTCGCGATGCGAAGGGCCGTCGCTACATCATCTGGTACGACACGTCTGAACTTGACGTACCGCCGGATCGTTCAGCGGCCGCGGATGCCGCATACGATCGGCAAACGATCAATGCCACGGCTTACCGCCGTGAGAAGGGTTTCTCCGAATCGGACGAACCGTCGAATGACGAACTCCGAACTCAGCTTCTCGTCCAGATGGCGAAGGATCCGACCGCTGCTCCCGCTGCGATCGAGGAGCTCACGGGATCTCCGGTGGCTGGTGCGCAAACCGGCCCAGGTGGCACGGACGCGGTCCCACCCGTGTCCGCGCCCGCACCAGCCGCCGGACCCCCGACACCGCCGACCAACGACGGCTCACCGCCTCCTGGGGCACAGACTCCGAGCCGTGCGTAGTATCCAATGGCCAAGATTCAGGGCTACCCGCAAAGCGACGTAGACCTTCTCGTTGGTCAGTTCACGAAGGTCGTGCAGGGCGCGATTGATCGCACGTGCGCGGCCGCGGCGAACAACTTACAACCGATCATCATCGGCAGCGTCTTCCATCTTGAGGGCAAGCATAGTCAGAAGACGCACGGTCACAAGACGACAGTCAGCGTTGGTGAGCAACAAGAATTCGCTCATCGTGTCGATCGCGCGAAGGCCGGTAAGAAGGCATACAAGTCAGTTGCGTCATCTGACGACTTCGCCTCTGAGGATCAGAAGGCGGGCATTCGCCTCTACCAGTCGTCGGGTGAGTTTCTCAACGGATCACTGCGTCGCGGCGATGATCCGGCGACGGCCTTCAACGACGACCGCGGTAGCGTCATCACTCACGGGCTTGACTCCGCGTTCGCGTCTCCAGACGCAAGACTTAAGGAAGACATTGTCGTCCATCGTGGTGTGCAGAACATCACGAAGACCTTCGGTCGCGACGACAACGATCAGATGTCGTTCCAGTGGTACAACAGCAACCGTGACGGTGCGGGTGACAATCGCGGTCTGACGTGGGATGACACTGGGTTCTTGTCGACGACCACGTCGGCCGAGGCTGGCCTGAGCTTTGCGCATCTTCACGGCGTTGACGAAGGCGTCGTTATGCGCATTCACGTGCCGGCTGGTACACCCGCGCTGTCGATCGGTAAGAAGACCGGGCAGCCGGGGTTGACGGGCGAGTCAGAAGTGTTACTTCCGCGTGGGCTTCGTTTTCGCGTGATGCAAAACACGCCCAACGTTAAGCCCGTTGATAACACACGCTTCATCGACGTGGAGGTCGTCGGGTTCACACCGGGCGAGGAAATCACCGCTAGCCTCAAGTATGGTGGTGTCACGTTCACAGAGACGCCACCGGACGATGAGGCGTGGATCGATCACGGACCGCCTGTACTTCTCCATCGTTGGGCTATCATGGAAGAACGTGGCCCAGACGATGTGCTTCCCCCAGATATCGTGCAACCGGATGAGGCTGTGACGGCCGCATCATCCGCTGGGTTGACATCCGCCGACATTGCCATCGTAACTCAGAAGTGGCAAGAAGAGGTCGATGGGACGCTTACACCATACATTGGTGAGGTGTACTCGGGGAGTGCGACGCACGTAGCCATTGGACTTGGTACGTCATTCCCAGATAAGATTCTGCCAGGTGTACCACTCGTCGCTGACGACTACACGATGACGTACATGAAGACGGTGACGAACCGTCTGGTGGGTGTAGGCGACGAGCTATGGGAAGACGTTCGCAACGAATTACTCGATGGCGTGCAGCAGGGCCAGGACATACCGCAGATCGCCGCTCGCATCAAGGCCGTCAGCAACTTCGACCGCGTACGTGCGACCAGGATCGCACGCACTGAGGTTCACGGTGCTGCTGAATCTGGATCGCTTGCGCAGATGCGCATGGTCGGATACACGGATAACGAGGTTACGAAGACGTGGGTCGCAACAAGTGACATGCGCACGCGTCTTGACCACGAAGAGGCAGATGAACAAGCCGTTGCACTAAGTGAAAAATTCTCTGTGGGTGGTTGGCCCATCGATCATCCGGGAGATCCAACGGCACCTGCGAGTGAGGTCGTAAATTGCCGCTGCACTGTTGTCTTTGAGGTGCAGGATCCACCACCGTCTCGCTGTGCGCCAGTGGGTAGTAACTTGACTGCCGCGTCCACACAAGCAACGACGTGCGTGACGTGCGTGCCTGAGACGGACATCAGTAACATTCCCACGCAGGCCCAGATCGACATCTACAATAAGCGGTGGAACAAGCATAAGATCTCGCCTGCATACGGTGGTGCGAAGATCCTGAAGACGATCGACGCTGTGCTCGCTGAGATGGAGCAGACCGCCCCTGATTTGGCTGCATTGCTTGACCGTGAAAAGATTCTAAAGATCGTCGACAACTATTACCCAGCCAAGGGCGCGACCTTCAGTGAGAAGTTTCATGAGTGGTCACAGACGCCCGCTGGTAAGAAGGCACTCGCCACAGCAAAGAGTGAACCAAAGATCCTCGCCATCAAGACGCCGATCGCAGAATCATCGCTGCCTGAGATTACGTTCGATGCGAAGAAGGCCGAGACATTCAGCCCCACCGCGCAGACCAAGTATGCACGGGTCATGGACGTGCCCAATGGGCAGACGACCGTTATCACTCCAGAGTGGGGTGGTGAGCAAAAGTTCGTCGGTAAGTGGGTCGCCGTCTATGACCCGGCGAATCCCAGCGTTGTCAAGTATGGATCCGCTTATGATGAGTGGATCGACATGCACAATCCGATGCCGAGTGTTAGTCCTAACGCGTGGCAGAAGGTTGCAAAGGTTCAGGCGTATCAGTATGAGGGTGTGCCGTCGCAATACACCACGGTTTTGGAGAACGGCACCGTTGAGACGACGAACAAGGTCAATCCGGGTGACTGGGTAACGAAGCAGAAAAATGGCGAGATCCAGATCATTAAGGATGAGAACTTCAAGAAGCAATATCTCGCGGACAACGCGCAAGTAAGCGTGCCAGCGCTACCACCAATCCCGGCGATGCCTAGTCCCGACGAGTTGACGTTCACTGGCAAGACATTCGCAAGCGCCACGAAGGCGCAAGTATGGGTTGACAATCAAGGACAGCGGTGGCTATTCAAGACACCGCCAGGTGGGTCAAACTCATATTCTGCGAAGACGCTGCTCGACCTCGAGACATCGATTTCACGTATTCAGTCGAAGGCGAAGCTCACGCGGCCCGCGATCTACAAGATTACGCTCAATGGTAAGGCGGGCACGCTGCAGTACATGTTTGACTCTACGGACGCGTTCCCCGCTGGGTCATTCAATCCGCTGACACTGTCCGCGGCGGACTTGCAGTCGATGCAGCAAGAGCAGATCTTTGACTGGATGGTATCGAATCACGATACACACACGGGTCAGTGGTTGCGGCTCAAGGACGGACGTTTGTTTGCGATTGACCGCGGACAAGCGTTCAAGTTCTTCGGAAAGGATAAGCTCGACTGGAATTACGTGCCGGTGACGCCATTGGGCCAGGACAAACTCACGTATTCGCCATTATGGAAGGCATATGTATCTGGCAAGGATGTCGCGCTTCAGAATCCCACAGAGGGTGCGCTTGGCGCGTACATCGACCAGTTGAGCGCAATTCCTGACGCCACATATCGCAACTTACTTGAACCGTATGCGAAATGGCGCGAGTCTGAAGGCATTGGAAGCGCAGAGAAGTTTCTCGACGCTGCGGTTGCGCGTAAGAACAATCTCAAGAGTGACTTTGGCGATTACTGGGCTCGCGCGCAAGCGGAGCGCGCCAAGCATATTACACTAGCACCCGAGGCACCGCCCGTGGTCACGCCAACGTCCAGCGTCACCAACATCATCGGGCAAGCGAGCGACGTTACGACAGTGAGCGCTACGACGCAGCAGAATATCGCGGTGAAGTGGATTGAGCTCGGCGGTGGCAAGAAGGTTACGCCAGCGTGGGGTGGCTCGAAGATCTGGAAGATGCTCGATCAGCTCAAGGCTTCATCACCCGGCTCAGACTTAACTCACATGCAACTCGTCAAGATCCTTGACGAGGAAGGCGGCTTTGTCGGAAAGCCTAAAACGTACGAGGGTGAACTCACAAAGTGGCTGCAGTCGCCGGCTGGCAAGAAGGCTGTGCCTAATCCACCACTCTCCCTACTCGGCGAAGTTGCTTCACCTGCGCCCGCCATTAGTCCGGTACTACCTGTCGAAGCAGTCATCCCTGATGCTGCTACGGAGGCGGTAACAACGCAACCAATCACGGGTTTCAGTGATTTACTCTCCGATGTCACCAAGTATGCCGATGGCGACGTGATCGCGTACGCGCAGACGAAGTCGGGTGCCATGCTTCGCATGGTGAAGGTTAATCCTAAGACCACGGGCTTTAACTTTGATGTGAAGATCGAGGTGAAGACGAAGGCTGGCGCGTGGGTGCACGACACACTCCTCAGCCAGTCTGACATCGTTCCGTTAAAGAACGAGTACGAGTACGTCGACGGCTGGCACGCGGTACCACCACCTGCGACGGCGAAGATTGCGACGCACATTCCGGGCAAGATGCCGGGTGATCCCGTAGATGTCGCTGAGATCAATGCCGCAAAGTTTCTCTTTAAAGACGGCGACGTCATCGCAGTTGGGAAGTCGAGCTATCAAGCGAACTATCGACTTATTTCTCATGGCGACGGTTCGATGTCGTGGCAGCCTGAGCACCCGCCAGGTTCGGGTACATACACGACGCTTCAGACGTACACGAAGGACATGCCTAAGAATGCATTGAATGGCGCGAAGTGGACGTATGGACCAGACATCATTGCGAAGAAGGCGCCAAGCGCGATCTCCGGTTTTGACTCGGGTGACGTCGTTACTGCTGATCATATCTTCGCCGCTGCTCAATTCGCGCCAAGTGATGTGAACATCGCAATCGCATACGCGTATGACCCAGCGTTTGTTCGTGAGTACCGTGTGGCGAAATTTGGTAGTGATATACAGATTCAATTCCGTGATGCTAACACAACGGACGTGTGGAAGAAGCTACACTTTGATGTGACGCAGCCCTCAGACATCGACGTGCTAGGTCTCAAGTGGCGCGCTGCAAAAATGGGTGGTGCCGGAGCGCCCGATGAACATCTCGCATTGTTTAAAGGCGTGCCCGGGCAGAAGGTGCCAGCCGTTGGATACCCGGGTAAGAGCGTAGGCGATCAGATCTCGTCAGCTGAAATCCTCAAGTCGTACAACGAACACTTTAAAGATCTTGAGATCGTTGCGCACGGCATGTCTACTTTCAACACCGGCGTAGAGTACCGCATGTACTGGACAGATCCAACCCACCTTAGTATGGATTACAAGGAAAACGACGGATCCGGGACGTGGCAGTTCTTAACGCATATCAAAGATCCACAAGAGTGGCTAAAGCACAATACTAACATCACGTGGGTGGCCACGAACGACTCCGTTTCTGCAGGCTCAGTGAGCATGAAGGAAGCGAAGAAGATCGCTAAGACTGCAGAGGCGACGATCACGACAAAGGTCGGCCCGAAGATTGTTGCGACGAATAAGGTTGCTGGTAAGGTCACCGGTGAAGTTGTGGAGGCTGATGATCTTTTAAGTAATGCATCCGCATTTGACGATGGTCACGTTATTGCGTATGGTAAGGGTTATGGTTACTCGGGAAAGACATATCGTCTCGTTCGAGTCGATAACCAGACGATCATCCAGACACAGACGAAAGCGGGCACTTGGACACAATCGCATCTCGTCGTCAATAAGTATAGCGGTGATTTCTGGAACGTCAAGACGTGGACTGTGGCAACTGAGAATGATGTCCTCGCTAAGCCACAACTGACGGCCGCGAAAAAGTTCGTAGCGAAGGCCACCGGCACGCAAACTTCCGCACCCGTTAAGACGGGTAAGTCGTACGTGCCGCCATCACAGCCAATTAAGACTACACCGTTCGTGCTACGACCGATCGACCTCACGCCATGGACGGACGAAGAACAGAAGGCGATTTACGACTACTATAAGCAGCAGTCGGGTAGTGCGCACACTGGCGTTGAGCAAGTGTGGGGCCACGTTCAGAACATCAAGCAGCATTTTCAGGTTACAAATCCTGGTGGTAAGTACGCAGACCTGAATGAGATTCATGTGCTGCGCATTCTTGATGCTCAAGGCGCGCTGAAGTCAAATGTCACTGACACACATCCACTCGAGGCGAAAGTCGTCAACTGGCTTAAGACACCGAGTGGTAAGTCATACATCAATAAGCGCATCGATGCGCCCATCGCAGCGCACGAGGTGCCGGCAGCGATGGCAGATTTCTCTGCATCGAATATTTCTGAGGATAAGCAGCAGTATCGTATTGTCACGCTCAGTGATGCGCGTGCTGATCGAACTCAATCACTCGCAAAGTATGGCGACTGGACGGCTGGGCAAAAGAGTGCGCTTAAGACGTACACAGGCGGCGCTTATCACACGTGGAACGACGCTATTCGCAAGGGTGAATTGGGAAGCTCACGTGGGTCGATCTTAAATGAGCAGGCTGCTATGCGCCCATCAACTCGGCCGATGCTTCTTCATCGTGGCACAGGCTTCGCAGAATTGAACGATCCGTCCATCACAAACTTTGAGTCGCTGAAGCGACATGAGGGCGAGACGTACATCAACCGTGGATTCATGTCCACGTCGGTTGGTGGCCACGCAGCTTTTAGTGGGCAGTTGCTAATCGAGGTCGAGGCGCCCATCGGCACACCCATGGCGCACGTCGCAGACTTCAGCAGCTTTAAGAGTGAAAATGAGACAACGCTCGCAGCACACCTCGTGTTCCGAATCCTAAGCGTGGAGAAAAAGGGTGGCACGACTGTCATGCGAGTTCGAGTGATTGGAGCGGCACAGGGATGACGCAGCCAGCGACTGACACGGGCGCCGCGTGGACACTTGAGCCAGGCGCAATCGTATTCGTCGAGGATCCATACGCGACGGGTTTCACTGACGATGAGATTAACGTCATACTTAATGGTGGCACGCCACCAGCGATCACAGTTCGTGCGTATGATTCGCAGGGTCTCGTCGCGGCTGCTGACGTGCAGACGGGTGCAATGATCGCATTCGTACCGCGACTCGAAGACGCGCAGAGACTTGCGCTCGATGGTGGTGAACCACTCGATCAGCTTCACTGCACATCCATTTACCTGGGTGATGCAGCAGACTTTGACGATGGTGAGCGCGCCGATGTGATCGGCATCATCACAGAGATCGCACCGAACATTCCACCCATCCTCGCGAATGTGTTTGGCTTTGCGATCCTCAATCCGGGTGGCGATGAACCGTGTCTCGTCGCGAATGTGGGGGGCACAGACCTTGATGAGGCTCAGGAGATCATTGAGGGTCTGGCTGACGAGGGTCAGTTCTCATCGCCGGAGCAACACGAGCCGTGGCTCGCGCACATCACGCTCATCTATGAATCCGATCCGCGTACGTCACTAACGGACAGTGTGCTTTCACTCGCTGGGCCGATCATCTTCGATCGGATTCGCGTCGCCTTTGGGGGCGTGATCACCGATATTCCGCTGGGCGACGGTGCGCTACTCGCTGACACGTTCCACCTCGTGGGTAAGCACAATCAGCAGTCACATGCGCACGGTCGAGGACAACTTGAGCAAGTGTCACCTAAGAAGATGAAGAAACGCCAAGGTGAGTATGAACACCAGGTGGGTCACGCGAAGACAGGCGATGCTGCATCTGCAGATGTCGGACCCAGTGACGCAGCTACGACCGCCGCGCTTGACAATTACGCGGGTAGCGTCGGTTACTACGATGTGAATCAGGGTCTGCGCGATGCACACGGTAACTTGGGTGAGGTTGTGCAACCGGCACCACTGGGTATCTCAGGGAACGAATCGCCATTCCACTCGAACGAAGAACTTCGCGGCCAGATCAGTGCGATGGACGCGGGCATGGACGCGCACCACACTACGCACGATATTGTGACCACGCGTGTGATCAGCAATCCGGATCGCGCACTGGGTTCACATTACACCGATGGTGATCTCGCTGGTCTGACATGGCACGAGCACGGATTCGTTTCCACGCACACTGGCGGTGACTGGCACAGTGAGGACCAGATCATTCGTCTTCACGGTGGCGCTGACAATATGTACAGCAATAAGTACCAGAAAACCGTGACGATGCGGATCCTCGTGCCGAAGGGATCGCACGCGCTTCGCGGTCGAAGTGAGGAAAAAGAGATCATCCTCGATCGCGGGCAGACGTTCCGTGTCGTGAAGGATCATGGTCTCGATCCTAAGTTTTACAACACACGTCGAATCGACGTGGAGGTGGTGCAGTCGTGAAGTGGCCGAACAAACCAACGCAGCGAGACTTCTTTACTCATCGCATGGATATGTTCGATCCGGTGGTTACAGGCGTGGGTATTGCGGATGCGGGTTACGCCGACGCTCAGCCAGACATGAGTGAGTCAACCGATGAAGAAGTCGTCACTGCTGCGACAGGCTACAATGACATTGGGCCGGACGCAACGGTGGATGAGGTGTCCTTTGACGCCGCCACGTAAGTGAGGGAGATCACGTGACGCAGGTTGTTGATCTCGCGGTGACGTCTCCGGCACCGACCGGCGGTTCATACGCAGATCTGTCGACGATGACGGGCACACCCTGGGAGGGCGTGCTCGCACTTGAGGGCGTAGAGACCGGTGACGGTCGAGAGTTCTCGGACAACGCGCTTACGTGGGATGAGGGCGACCTCATTCCGTTGCGCTGGAACAAGGTGGACAGCCACGGCGGGATCCCACAGACGCAGGCCGTCACTGTGGGCCGCATCAACCAGATTTACCGCGATCCAGCGAAGCCCAACTACATCATGGGTCGCGGCGTCTTCGATGATCAGGGTGTCGAAGGCGCGGAGGCTCTTCGACTCGTGCGCGATGGCTTCCTCAGCGGTGTATCCATCGACTCGGACAACATTAAGGATGCGGACGTCGAACTCGTTTTCCCTGAATCGAACGGCTCAGAGGATGATGAAGACTCTGGTCTCTTCGATCTCTTCCAAGAGCCGGACAAGGTCATCTTTCATGCCGGCCGGATTCGCGGCGCGACGTTGTGTGACATTCCCGCGTTCACTGAGGCGAAGATCTGGCTCTCTGATCCCACGATGACCGCGGTGGCTGCGACGAACGTCGGCGAGCATTTCCAAATGCTCAGTGATCGGCAGTGGAGCGGACCGACGAACGAGGCACGTCTTCGTAAGAACATGTCCGTTGCGGTCGCGCGAGGAGCATTCGCATACGTCACACCATCAGTTTCACCGACGGCAATGACGGCGCGTTTCCTACACCACGAGATCACGGAAGATGGCGAGGTCAATCACGCGAACCTGACGGCCTGTGCCGCTGGGATTCGCGCGATCAACTCTGGTCGCGCAGAGACACTGGCCGAGGCTGAACGTCGCGCGGCGTATGAACACCTCGCCACGCACATGCGCGTCGGCGGAATGATTCCGGCCGCGTACGTCAGTAGCGAGACCATCATCGCATCAAGCTTCGATAACTTGGTGCGTCCGCCGGCCGAGTGGTTTGACAATCCTAAGCTTCAGGCCATCACACCACTCACCATCACCGAGGACGGTCGTGTTTTCGGACACGGTGCGATCTGGGGCACGTGTCACACCGCGTTTCCGGGTGCGTGTACGACACCGCCCATTGAAGGTGATCACGTGTACTACCGACTGGGCGAGGTGGTGACAGCCAGTGGGTCACGCGTGGCGGTCGGTAGCATCACGCTTGGCACAGGACACGCGTCTGTGCGCGGCATCTCAGCATCACAAGCCGCTGAGCACTACGATCACACGGGTACCGTCGTCGCGGTGGTCGCCAGCGGAGAGGACGACCACGGAATTTGGGTCGCTGGTGCGGTTCGACCCGGAACACCGGAGGCGCGTGTACAAGAGCTTCGAGCGGCCTCACTGTCCGGTGACTGGCGACGCATCGGAGGTCAGCTTCGCCTCGTCGCGTTCCTCGCGGTCAATCGTCCGGGATTCCCTGTCCCACGGACTTCAGCGTTCGTACGGCATGACGCGCAAGTGAGTCTTGTCGCGGCTGGTGTTGTGACACAGTCCATGCGACGCGCTGTGACAACTGACGGACAGCGCGCTGCGATGCTTCGCATCGCGAAGAGCATCGGTCGCGATCCTGGTTCGCGACTGCTGGAACTCAAGAAGAGGATGGGCCGGTAATGGCTTGCGGATGTAGTGACAAGCAGATCACCGTGCAGACGGTGGAGGATGCGCAGGCCGCGGCTGACGCGCGTCGGCAGGCACAGAGTGATCTGATTCGCCGGGAGAAGTCATCGCAGAATAACGCGCAGGCTAACGCCGGAGCGATGCAGTAGTTCTCGTCGCAGCAGTGTGTTGTACTATCAACCTGGGCCGGTCAGAATTTGGAAGTCCTTCAACGCAAGTGAGGAAACATGCCTAAGGACAAGGCCGGCGTGCAGCTTCCCGCTGATCTCGCTTCGCTGAGCGATGACCAGCTGGCCCAGCTACTCTCGGACATCGATGCTGAGTTCGACACGCAGATCGATCTCGGTGAAGGCGACCCGGATCAGCGTCTGGCGCGAGCCACTGAGCTGGCCGACATGCACGACACCGTGATCGAGCAGCAGAGTCACCGCGCCGAGGTTGCACTCGAGCGCGAGCAGACGGCGCAGGCACTTCGCGACCGCGTTCGCCCGCAAGTGGCAGAGCCGGTCGTCGAGGAACCCGTCGCGGAACCGGCACCCGTTCTCGCATCAGCGAGTGTGGGCGCACGTCCGGGTGAGTTGGCCGATCGACTGATGTCGGGTCAGCCACTGCCGACGCCGACGCGGAAGTTGAACCCGACGCTCGCCGACATTCAGCGCAACGCGCCGAGTGTGAACAACCCGCCGCGTCGTCGCGAGTCAGTGCTCATCGCGTCGTCTGACATCCCAGGCTTCGGAATGGGTACGCAGCTTTCGGACATGGACGCGCTCGTCGCGGCCATGACCGCTCGCGCTCGCGGTATGGCGACGACGAACCTCGGCAAGAACGCGCCGTGGATTCCGGTCGCTTCGCTTCGGCAGGAGCACAAGTACACGCTCGACATGAACGCGACGCCAGCGCAGATCGACGAAGTGCTGCAGGCCGCGGCCAACCCCGAGGCGCTAGTCGCTGCGGGTGGCTGGTGTTCACCGTCGCAGATCTCGTACGACTTCTTCAACATCGTCTGTGAGGACGGAATCCTCGATCTGCCATCGGTCGGAATCAACCGTGGCGGCCTGCGCTGGCCGACGTCCGCGTCATACGCAGACATCACGGGCAACTTCTGGTCGTGGAACGAAACGCAAGACATCGCGGCTGTCACGGGCACCGGTCAGTCTGGGACGAAGACGTGCATCCGCGTTCCCTGCCCAGCGTACAACGAGCAGCGTCTCCACTGCGACGGATTCTGCATGACCGTCGGCAACCTCATGGAAGACGCGTTCCCTGAGCTGATCGCGAACCACACACGGCTGATGATGGCCGGCCAAGCACACCGTCTCAATCAGCTGCGGATCACAGAGCTGCTCAACAACTCGACAGCAATCACCGGCTACAGCGTCGCGGGTTCCGGCCTGGTCGCTCCGGTGCTCGGCAACATCGAGATGTGCGCGATCGACTACCGTGAGAAGTTCGCGATGTGCGTCGACGCGGTGCTCGAGGTTGTCCTGCCGCGGTGGCTGCGCGGAGCGATGCGGTCCGATCTGCGTAAGCGGACCAACGGCGAGCTGGACTTCATGCAGGTCACGGACGCTCAGCTGATGAGCTGGTTCGACCTGATCAACGTGCGCGTCCAGTGGGTCGGTGACTGGCAGGTGCGCGGCGCTGGTCAGCCGGGTAACGCCACACCGATCACTGCGTGGCCGACCACGGTGCAGTTCCTCATGTTCGCCGCTGGCACGTTCGTTCTCGGTCGCGGTCTCCAGCTTAACCTGGGCATCATCCGCGACTCTGTTCTCAACGCGACGAACGACCACACCGCGGAGTGGATGGAGGAGTGCTGGCTGGTCGCGAAGATTGGTCACGAGTCCCGACTCGGCACCATCGCGATCTGTCCTGACGGCACGACTGGCGCGGCTGACCTGACGGCCTGCGCGCCGTAATCCCATCACGCAGTTGATGACGCAACTCGTCGGATGGAGGTGAGGTTGACATGGAAGTCTACGTACCGATCTCACCTCCTGACGACTTCCAAGCTGCGCGGTATAGCCTCTTCAACTCGGTCAACTGGCTCACGGGCGTGGATGCCCATTGGCTGGGCGGCGTGCAGTACGATTCCGACTGCACTAAGGTTAGCATCACGTCGTCGCCATGTGTCAGCGGTTCGCCCGACTCGACCGTTCTGACGAAGAGCTCAACGTTCTCCCACGTCGTGCGCGGATCGCGGCCATTCACCATTTACAGCGAGGTGGACTGCTCCGCGCCGGGCGGCGGCTGGGAGAACGAGCAAGACCGCGCACTCATGGCGCTCACGCACTCAGGGCCAACTCAGCTCGAGGCTACGTTCTGGACCGGGTCGTCTGGTAAGGGCGCGCCTGTGTTCCCGAACCTTACGACATCCGGGATCATTCGTGACAACACGAATGAGATCGTGCTACAGCCGTCATCGACCATCATCAGTGGTGTGCCACTGGATGTCGTTGAGGGTCTGGGTCGGCTCGAGGCCGCGGTGGCTGCGTGTTATGATGGCCTCGCCTTCATTCACGTCCCGGTGCAGTTGATCGAGTCGCTGGCCGCGCAACACCTGTGTGAGGAACGAAACGGTAAACTCTACACGTACGCGGGAAATCAGCTGATCGTCGGCCAGGGGTATCCGGGCACAGGCCCGGATGGAAGTGTGCCGGCATCGGGTCTGTGGATTCGTGCGACGAGTCCCGTCTTCGGGATCAAGGACACAGTACGTACATTCACCGAGGTTCAGAGCTTTGACCGTAACGTGAACACGATCAAGATGATTGCCGAGCAAACGTACCTTCTTGGATGGCGCTGCTGTCTCGCTGGTGTGTTGGTCACAACCGGTGGCGAGATCTCCGGCACCGTGAACGCCGCGACGTAAGGAATGACCAATGGCTGATCGTTTTGCTGTTCCTATCAAGGGACGGGTCGCGCGGTTCATTCAGCTGGACACGTGCGGCAACCCCATCACCGGTGCGAGTGGTCTTCAGGTCATCACCAAGGGCTTTATCTCCGTGCAGATCGATCCACAGTACGAGGACGGTACCCAGCAGCGACAGAAGCTCGCCGACGGCACGCTCTGTGTGAGCGACGACGATGATGACAACATGACGCTGGTGCAGTTGACCGTGAACCTCTGCGGAATGTGTCCGTCGATCGCGCAGATCATTTCGGGTGCACGACTGCTCGGCGCGGGTGCGCCTGTCACGGGCAGTGGCGCGGCGTACAGTGAGGGTCCGATCACATCACGCTGGGCTCTCGAGCTCTGGCAGAACGTCACCGGCCGTGGCGCATGCGATCCGGTCACGGGTCTTCCGGTGTACGTGTACTGGGCATTCCCGAACGTGGGCCACGTGAAGATCGGTCAGTCCACCGTGGAGAACGCAGCACTCACGATGCAGTTCACCGCGAAGACTGACGCCGTCGGTCCGCAGTGGGGAGATGGGCCCGGTTCATTGGGTCCGTGGGCACCAACGTTCGTCACCGGCGAGCACTACTTGTGGAACATCACCGATGTCGCGCCGCCGGTGATTCCGGCGAATTGCGGCGCGGTGCCGATCACGTAAGCGAGGTTCGCGTATGACGGCTCCCAGTGCCGGTCCGTGCGCGCCTTGGCCGATGGTCGCTTGCGACATCTTTCCATCGTCGACCGCACAGATTTCGGGCGCAGCCATCGAGGCTGCGTCCGAGATCTTATGGGCGAAGAGCGGCCGACAGTTTGATCAGTGTACGATCACGCTACGTCCGTGTCGCGAGACGTGTTATGGCGAGCAGTGGCCGTGGACGAACACGTGGAATCAGTGGGGCGTGGGTTGGCCGTACCCGTATCTCTATGCGGGTCAGTGGTTTAACCTCGGATGTGGCGGTTGTCCGGGTTCGTGCTCATGCAAGATCCTGCACACTGTCGCACTCCCGATGCCGGTCTCGTCGATTGTGCAGATTAAGGTAGACGGTGCACCGCTGGTCAGCGGAGCGTACATGCTCTACGATTACCGTACGCTGATCCGTACTGACGGAAACAGTTGGCCGCTCTGCAACGATCTCAGTCAACCAGACACCGCCGTTGGCACATGGTCTGTCACGATGACAACCGGCACACCAGTTCCGGTGCTGGGCCAAATGGCGGTGGGTGAACTCGCGCTGCAACTCGCACTCGCGTGTGTTGACGCAGACGAGTGTAAGCTGCCATCCACAGCGCAGCAGATCGTACGTCAGGGCGTGACGCTTACAATGCTTGATCCGAATCTCGTCTTCGCTGACGGTAAGATCGGGCTCTACAGGTGTGATCTCTTCATCAGCACGTTCAATCCCGGTGGGATTTCTGAGCGTGGTCACGTCTATGACGTGGACGGTCGCGGCGCTAAGAGGCAGACGTGGCCGTAGTTTTTGATCTTCTTTCGAACATTCTTGCGTGTGCATACGCGGGCATCGATCACGATGCGCCACTGGACATCAATCGTCAGTGCGTCGTTCCTGGCGAGATCGTCTGGGATAACTGCCAATGCGGACAACTCGTCATCGCCGAGTCGCGTCGATTCCCGTCAAACGCGTTTCCGCTTGAGCAAGTCGATCACACAGCTGAATGTGGCGCAGCATGGCTCGTCCTCGACGCGAAATTGAATCTCACGCGTTGCGCGCCTGCGATCGATGTGAATGGCAACCCGCCTAAGTGCGTCGATCTCACCGCATCTGCAAAGCAACTTAGCAAAGATATGACCGACATACGACAGGCCGTTGAGTGTTGTCTCGACGGGATGTACAATGCGAACCAGATCATCGCATATGAACTGGGCGCGCAAGAAATCGTCGGTCCTGAGGGTGGATGCGTTGGTTCAGAGCTGACGATCTTCATCGGCGTTCCCAATGGGTGCGGTTGTGGCTAGCGTTCACGTCACCCACCATCTCAACTTCAATGAGATTCATCTGCTGCTGACGTCACCCACTGGTGGAATCGCGAAAGATTTAATTCGTCGCGGCAAGAAGGTCGAGTCGACTGCGAAGCGTAATCTCGAAAATGCGCCACGTCGCGTTGACACGGGACTATTGCGATCAAGCATTAACACGCAACTACTGACCGTTGGTGGGAGTCTCGTAGTGCGTGTTGGTACGAATGTGTACTACGCGATCTGGGTTCACAATGGCACCGGGATTCACGGGCCGGTGGGTGCGTTCATACGGCCTAAGCACGCGAGTGTTCTTCGCTGGAGGAAGCACCACGGTAACGCGGTATTTGCTAAGCGCTCACAGGGCATGAAACCGAATCCGTTCTTAAAGAAGGCGATCATCGCGGCTAAGGATTGATCGGTGTCAATATGACCAGTCGAGAGTCTACGATCGATCCATGACTGATCCCGTCGTTCGCTTCAAGGATTTCAGCACGTCACCCGAGCCGGTGACATTCCGCATCGCGCCCGACGATTTTCAGTGTGTGCCTGAGATTCCACTCGATGCACTCGAGCAGATGGCCCTACTGGGCGAGAAGATGAGCGTCACTGGCGGTCGTGCTAGCGCCGTGTACGAGTTCTTCGACAGCATCATGATGCCGGAGTCGGCGGCGAAGTTCCGTGAGCGTGGGCAGATCGGTGTCGCGAATCCGATCGGGATGCGTGCGATCACGGAGGTCATTCCGTGGTTGATGGAGGTGTATGGGCTCCGCCCTACCCAGCCGTCGGACGAATCATCAGATGGATCGGAGCCCACCGATACCAGTTCGACGGATGGTGCCTGAGTCACGGGATCGACATTCTTACCTTGCCGGTCGCGCGAGTGTTGAATGTTGCGATGAATTGTATGGTGGATGAGATGGACACACCGGACAAGCGTAACGACATGGCACTGAGCCTCACTGGGCCGCTGCGCACGATGAGTGGTAAGACGGATCGCACGGATCTCGATGCGCCATCGTGGTGGCACGGTGACGAAGAGGCATACGAGACGACGGCCGCACTACTGGAGAGTTTACCTCGACGGAGGTAGTTCATGGTCCGTAAGATCGATGAGGCATATGTCCAGATCCTGCCGGACTTTAGCTCGTTCGGTGCGGTTGCCTCAAAGCAGATCACGGGCGCGCTTCAGGGTGTGTCGCAGACAGTCAATCGCGCTGCACAGCAGATCGATAATAACTTCACGCACGCGGCTACGTCCGTGCATGAGTCGTTCGCTGATATTTCCACCGCCGCAAATCATAGCTTCGTCGCGATCGAAGGCGCGGCGTCGTCCGCGGCGACCGAGGTCGCGGATTCATTCGTCGGTGCGAGTCATACGAGTGAAGAGGCCTTCCAGGGCTTTCAGACGAGTGCGACTCGTGACCTCGATCAGCTTGATCGTCGCGTGCGCACGTCTGCGTCGACGATGGGTAGTAGTTTTGGCACAGCGGGCATCGCGCTCAAGGCCGGTCTCGCCGCCGGCGTCTTAGCGGTTGGCGCGGGTCTCGTCAAGCTGACCACGTCGGGTCTTCAGAGTGCTGCGTCACTTGAGCAGACGAACATTAGCTTCCAAGCGCTCACGGGTAGTGCGGATGCTGCGACGAAGCTTTTCAACCAGTTGCAGCAGTTCGCTGCCGCGACGCCATTCAACTTCCCGGATATTGCAAATGCAGCGAAGAGGTTCCTCGCGTTCCACGACGCTGTGGGTCTCACTGCGAGTGGTCTTCAGGACTATCTCACCACAGTGGGTAACGTCATCTCAGTCACGGGTGGCGGTGCTGACGCGTTCGGCCGAATCAACCTCGCCATCGGTCAGATCGGCTCAGCGTCGAAGGTCACGCTCGACAACCTGAACCAGATCGCTGATGCGATTCCTGGCTTCTCTCCCATCTCTGCCATCGCGCGAAATCTCGGCGTGACAACCGCGCAGGCGATGCAGATGGTGTCGTCTGGTGGAATCTCCGCGGCGCAGGGTGTGCAGGCGTTACTCAAGGGAATGCAGCAGTTCCCTGGTGCGGCCGGCGCAATGGAGAAGCAATCTCAGACACTACTAGGCGTGTTCTCAACCTTCCAAGACACGGTTGGCCAGGCTCTTTCGAAGGCATTCGCTCCGGCCATCCCTGCGATCAAGGCCACACTGACGCAGATCACGCCCGTCATTGGCGACGCGCTAAGCATCATCGGTCCCGCGCTGGGTAACGTTCTCTCTGGTGCTCTACCGCTACTTGGTGCAATCGTCAAGGGTGTCGTGCCAATTTTGGCTCCGATCCTGAACGCGCTTGGGCCCGCACTCACACAACTCGCACCAGTTGTTGAGCCGCTCGGCGACGCACTTGCTAAGATCATCATTCCGCTCATTCCCGCGATCCCGCTCGTCACGCAACTTGCGCTCATCATCCTGCAGATCGTGGTGCCGGCACTCCAATTGCTTAGTGTGATCCTTCGACCGCTCGCACCTGTGCTGTCATTCATGGCGAAGGCCGTCGGCGAATTTGCTGAGGCGATTGATCGGATAAATTGGGGATCAGTTGGCAAGGCGATCGGCGGTGCGTTTAGCAAGGCGTGGACCGCCGTTTCGAATTTCTTCAAGATGGTCGGCGCGTTCTTCGCAAAGCTTCCGGGGCAGATGCTCAAGGCACTCGTCGCCATTCCCGGCTTGATCCTTAAGTTCTTCATCTTCATGTTTGACACGTGGCTTCAAGCCATAGGTGTTGGCATTGGTGCCATCATCGCGCTCTTCACGAAGTTCCCAGGATTGGCGCTGAATGCGGTCCTTAACTTCGCGACGGAGTTTGTCCAGTGGATGGACAAGGTGTGGACAGCGGTGGAAGACAAGGCAATTGAGCGTGCCGCGCAATTGATCACATTCTTTGCGAGCTTGCC